TCAGCGTTCCTCCTTTCCGTCGACGAGGTGCAGCCGCCGCCCGGACCAGCCGCGCCGCAGCCATCGGTCGTGCGAGGCGATGACCACCGCGCCGGGTGCGGTGTCCAGCGCGTCGAACAGTTCCTCGGCCAGCGTCAGCGAAATGTGGTTCGTCGGTTCGTCGAGCAACAGCACATGCGGCGGGCGGGCGACCAGGATCGCCAGCGCGAGCCGCCTGCGCTGCCCCACCGAGAGCCGCGCCACCGGCCGGTCCACGTCACGCGGGGCGAGCAGCCCGAGCGTGCTCAGCGGCGGGCCCTGCTCGCCGACCGCCTCGGCGTAGGTCCGGCGGGCGGTCCGCGCCGGATCGGCGAACGCGACATCCTGTTCCAACAGGCCGACGCGCACCCCGCGCCCGCGCAGCACCGCACCGCGTTCCGGCGCCAGCCGACCGGCGAGCACCCGCAGCAGGGTGGATTTGCCCGCGCCGTTCCCGCCGGTCACCAGCAGCCGGGCCGAAGTGTCCACATCCAACTGTCCGATGTGGAGTCTTCCGGGCACCTCGACCTCCCGCAGGGACAGGGCGAGTCTCTCCTCGGCGGTCTCCCCGGTGAGGGCGCCCGCGAACCGCAAGGGCGCGGGCGGTTTGCGGACCTGGTCGCGTTCCAGCTCGTCCAGGCGCTGCTGGGCGTTGCGGACGCGCCGGGAGATCTGCTTCTGCACCCGGCCGGTCTTGAAGTCGTAGAGCATTTTCGCGTTGTCGCGCTGCGGCCGGTTGTGCGCGACGTTGCGCGCGGTCACCGCGACGGCTTCGCGAAGCTCCTTCAGCTCGTCCTGCTCCTCCGCATAGCGTTGCTCCCATCTCGCGCGCTCGGCGCGTTTGCGCACCAGGTAGTCGGAATACGCCCCGCCGTAGCGGGTCGGGCCGCCGAGCGCCGGGTCGAGGTCGACGATGTCGGTGCACACCGCGTCCAGGAACACGCGGTCGTGCGAGGACAGCACCACCACGCCGGTCAACGCGGCCAGGTGCTTCTCCAGGAAGTCCATTCCCGCGTCGTCCAGGTGGTTCGTCGGCTCGTCCAGCAGCAAGGTTCGCGGCTGCCGGATCAGCAGGGCGGCGAGCCCGAGCCGGGAACGCTGCCCGCCGGAAAGGGTGTCCAGGCTCCGGCCGGGATCGATGCCGCCCAAGCCGAGCCCGGCGCAGACCAGCTTCGCGCGCCGGTCGGCGTCCCACAGGTCGTGGGACTGCGCCCAGTCGAGCACCCGCCCGTACTCGTCGAGCGTCGCGGTGTCCTCCGGGTGTTCGGCCAGCCGTTCGGTCAGCTCGTCCAGACGCGCCGCCGCGGTCCGGATCTCGCTGAGCGCGTCGTCGATGACGTCGGAGAACCGGGCCGAGCCGGGGAAGGGCAACTCCTGCAGCAGGAACCCGAGATCGGTCCCGCGCCGCACGGAACCGGCCTGCGGCTCCTCCAGCCCCGCCAGCAGGCGCAGCAGCGTGGATTTGCCCACCCCCGAATTATGACACACCCCCTTTTGGTCTGCTAGAAAGCGGGTTTTTCTGCTGGCCCCAAGCCATTTGTGGTCCCTCGGAGTATCGTAGGCGCGGCCAGGAACCCCTGGTTGGACCCGGACATTAGTAGAGAGGCCCGAACATTGGCAAAAAGAAATCGAGTAGCTGAAGCGCGCTCGAAAGCGACCGTGGAGTTGGCGGAGGTACAGCAATGACTCCCCGCCATCGCATGAACGACCGGACGCAAGTCGTTCTATCCGGAGATTTGTGGGCTGACAGTGATGGCGCGGCTTCCTCCGCGTCAGTCATGCGGGGGGAGTCGCACGAGTTCCGGGTGGAGATGGAGTTGGACGAAGGCTCGCGGTTCACGCGCGTTGTGACTGCGGCCGATTCGGAAGCTGCCGCAAAGGAGGCGAGTGACCAGCTCAGGGCGCTGATTAGGCCCGGCTATTTGATCACGAGGTTCCACGTGACTGAAATCGACGACGCGCCGCTGGCGCCGAGGCAGGAGGCGCGCTCGTGATCAAGGGGAACTTGGAATCAGGTGAGCAGGTGGTAACAGCAGAAAAGCTCGCTGAATGGGGAGCTGTTTTGCCGCAGGGATGGACGGTTACGGTCCGGCCGGACCGGTTCGACAGCGACTGTACTCCGTTGTCGTTCTCGGAGGGTACCTACTCGGCACACGACTACGAGGCATTCCTTAACAAGGGGTTGGTGTTCATCGTGGTGGTTGCCGAAGTGTACGACGAGCACGGCTTCAGCCTTGGGGTTTCGGAGGCGTCAGGTGTGGAGTGGCGTGAGCCGGGTAGGCATGTCGGCGAGGCCAATCTGGACGATCTTGTTAGCGACGCCGATCGTAGGGAACTCGTTGAGGACGCGGTAGCTTCGGCGGAGGTGACCGCGTGAGCGAGGAGCTCCTTCGAAAGATTCAGCAGGCCACGGAGGCGTGTAAGGAGGCCACCCGCGAGGCTCACGGGCTCCTGAAGGACCTCAAGGTCGCCCGGAGGGACATCGAGCAGTTCCTCAGCGGCAACCCTGTCCAACAGGTTCAGGACCGCATCGACGGCGAAGTCGATCGACAGATCGACCGCTTTATTCGACGGTTTGACCAGTCTACGGAAGGGCTTTTGAAGTCGTTAAACACGAGGATAGCCAGCATAGATCAACGCCTAGCAAACGCGTTCGTCATCGAACTTCCCCAACCTGAACCAGGGACACGAAGCCGGGAGGATGAGCGATGAGCAGCAACGAACCGGTGCGTGGTCTGCGGGCGGCCATCCTGCGGAGTTGGCACAACAAACGCCCGAACCCCAACAATCCCATCAGCGGGAACCTCGACTACCAGGAGGTCTTCGTCGTGGGTCTTCCTGTGCAGGGTAGGCCCGTGCAGGAGGGACTTCCCTTGGTGGTGCTGAGCGAAACGGCGCCGGGCTGCGTGGTGGCCCGGCCTGCTGAACCGTGTCCCTCCGATCGGCGCGGGTACCAGGCCAGCGGTGCCTACATCGTCCACTCCGACTGCTCGAAGGACTGGGAGTCTGTGTTCGGGCACCGGCTTCCGATCCCGCTGCACGATCACACGGAGCGGAGGCTGGATTCGTAATGGCGACCCTCAACGTGACGGTCAAGAACTATGCCGAGATGCTGGCGCTCGCCGAGGATGCTCTGAAGTCCGCGGAGGAGAAGCGGGATCGGTTGAAGCGGAAGTTCGATGCGCGCACCGCGCCCGGGTCCGAAGCGGAGACCGATCCGGCCATTGTGTCCGGTATCCGGCGGCGCACGACTCCGACGCAGGCCAGGAAAGCGGAGAAGAAGTTCGACTTGGACATGGAGGCGTACAAGGCGTACGAAGCAGCGGAGCGGGAGTACAAGCTCTGTCTCTCCCGGGTGGAGTGGCTGCGCAAGTCGGCGCCCGTCCCGTACACCGAGGACGAGCTGCGGGCGGCGAACGCCGTGCGAACCGACGACGGGTGGTACCGGCTGCTCAAGGTCAACCGGACCACTGTGGGCGTGAACGCGGGATTCCCGTGGCCGCACAAGGTCCCGCGTGACCGCGTGCTCGAAGTGCGGCAGGTGACCCAATGACCGTCTTGGACATCGAGTCTCTGGCCACCACGGTCCGGGACGCAGTCGCCGCGTTCCGGGCTGCGGCTGAGGGTGACTCTGCCGACGCCGAGTACGACGTGGCGACGGAACTGGCCTCGGCTGCGGAGGCGCTTGGCGTGGCCGTGATGGAGGTGCCCGATGGCCGGTGAACCGGATTTCGTGGAGGTGGGCCGACAAGCCTTCCTCGCGGGCGAACCGGCCACACCAGCGCTCAACGCCACTGTGGCCAGAGCCCTCGCGGACTTGGAGTACGCGAGATGTTCGTCCGTGGAGGCCACGATGCGCGGGGCCGACATCATGCGCCAGTTTCAGCAGGGCTGGACCGAAGCGAACCTCGCCAGCGAGGTCACGGTCCACTTCGGCTCGCCGGTCAATCCGGGGCGCACGGCCTGTGCGAGCAGGGTGGCCGAGCCGGTGATGACCGAGAACCCCCGGGCGGTCAACTGCTGCGGCTGCCGGGAGACCGAGGATTGGCGGTCGTACGCGGACATGGCCGAGTTCGCTGACCTTCTGCCAGAGGCGACCGACACCGAGCCGGACAAGATCGTGATTCTGCGGGAGGTGCGGGACAAGTTCGTGATGCGCAAGATCGAGGGCGTGGTCATGGAGCCGCAGACCGCGAACGCGATCCTCACCGTGTACGACTCGGACGCGGCCAAGAATAAGGAAGGGTTCCGGGAGAAGTTCGCCGCCCTGCCGATCCTGCGCATGGCCGAGGTGGCGTGGAAGCTGGTGAAGTAGCCAACTCGTTCGAAGCAGAGCCCCCGGCCAGCCAAGCTGACCGGGGGCTCGCTTGTTCGCAGAAGGGTCTGTGCTCTGTGGTGGTTCGCTTCTCCGACAATCGATCGGGATTTCTCGCTCGGATTTCGACTTTGTCTTGCTCGCCGCCCAGGACGGCCATAGAGATCAACGCGGTTTCGACAACACAGGTTATTGAAAGCTCGTCCTTTTGCTGAGTTAGAGTTGGCCAACTTGGACCCGGAGTTGGGGTTAGCTAATTCCAACTTCTTTCTAACTTTCGAGAGTTGGTCGATTTACGTTGAAGGGAACATGGCTGTCCTTGCTGGGGCGCGTGCTCGGTGGCGTCCTTGCAGGTCCTGCACCTGCGCTGCATGGAGCGGGTGGCTCGCCGTCGGTGAGGTGGCGGCGAGTGGCGAAAGGATGGGAAATGGAATTCCTCGCCTTTTGGCCCGATCGGGGTATATTACTTAGCGCGGTCGTTAGAGAACACGTAATCAAATCACGGTTGACACTGAATCGGGGGTTTCTTGGGTGTTGACGGCGTGTCTTGAACGTGATTAGCCTGGGCGTCATTCAACGAACCGCGCACCACGCAGATCCTCACCCTCCTGCCGACCGATGCGCTCCGAGTGAGAAAACGAAAGGCCACTCCCGCATGACGGTCTCAGTACGTGTGCGCGACCTCAACGCCCTGGTCGAGGCCACAATGGCCAAGGGCTCCCAGCGCCAACTCGCGCGGCGGAGCGGATTGACCCCGACCTCGATCAACCTGCTGATGCAGGGCAAGCGGTCCACGGTGACCCCGGATACGGCGGCCCGGATTGAGGACGCCCTGGAGGTCGAGCGGGGCTCCCTGTTCGAGCTGGACTGCCCCGAGCTCGTTGGCCCGTACGTCAAGGCGGTCGACGCAGCATGAAGAACGCCGCCGAGATTCGCGCCTCCGTCGAGAAGGCTCGCGCCGCCGCTGGCGCGACGCTGCCCGAGGACGAGTGGGCGGCGATCGTGGGCCTCGTGGACAGCGCGCCACCGCTACCGGACGAGGTGATCCGCCAGGTCAGCGGGCTGCTTCGCCCTGTGACCTTGCCCCCGGCGGCCGCCGCCGAGCCTGCGAGCACGCGGAGACACCCCGATGCGCGTCCGCGCCGTCGTCGGCGGACGGGCCGCGCGGCCTGACTCCCCTGGGCCGCGCAGGGTGCGTCCACCCCGCCGCGAACGCCCCCATTCCGCCGGGGTGGGCGCACCACCCATCACTTCCTGAAAGGCGAATCCACCATGGCCGATAGCCCTCACTCGCACGCGTTGACCAGGCGGTCCGCGCTGGTCGAGCTGCTGTTGTGGCTGGTCTGGAGCACCGCTTACCTCCTCCGCCGGGCATGGGGCGCCCTGGCCGGTGGGTCGCCTGGCTCCTCCCCAAGCCCCTGCAGGACCCGGACAAGGACCCCGAGGAGGAGGTGATGCCGCAGCAGCCAGAGCTAGACGTGCCCGAGGTCGGGCCGGGCACCGAGTAGCTCACCGCGTCCCACCGGCCTGAACCTCTGTCCTCGCATCGCCCCGGAGAGAACGTGGACCTCAACGAACTGCCACCGATTCTGTACCACTACACGTGTAACCACCGGTTGAACGGGATCATCGCCGAGCGTGCCCTGCTCCCGAATCCGCATCCCTGGCTCGGCGCTGCGCTGGTGTGGCTGACCGATCTGCACTTGCCCGACCGGTCCGCGCTCGGGTTCACCATCGAGCACCTGGGGTGCGACCGCACCGAAAACCGGGTGGAAGTCCGGCCCACGACCAACATGCAACCCTGGCCACATTGGGCGCACCACCACGCGATTCCCGCGCTGGCGCGCGACATGATCGAAGGCGGCGGGGCGCTCCCGACACGCTGGTGGGTCAGCCCGGCACCGGTCGAGGTGCTCGCGTTCGACCGCGCCCGCGGCCACCTCGGGCGGCGGTCCGCATGACTCGCGAAGTTCCACTCGACCACGCCGCCGAACTGGTGCGTCGGGCGCGAGACGGACGGGCCGCCGCCGGCCGGGCGCGCGCCGCCGAACGCGAACTGCTCGACCTGCTCGGGGACGCCGAGGTCGGCACCATCGACGGCCACCCGGCCGTGATCCGGGAAGTCGAGTCGCGCCCCGGTATCGACCTCACCAGCCTGTGGCGGGACCACCCCGAGCTGTGGGACCAGTACCCGGCCCGGCGGGAGCGGACGCGGCTGAAGTTCCCGCGCCGACCGCGACGGGAAGCCGCCGACCCCCCGGAGACGATCCCGTGACGATCAGCCTTCGCGTCGTGGCCTTGCTGGTCATTCTCCGGCTGCTGCTGTTCGACATCGAGTTCGCCCACGACTGGTGGGGCTGGGCGACCGTCGGGTTCGACGTGCTCATTGCCGGGCTCATCTTCGGCGACCGAGAGGACCAGTCAGCCGGAAAGGACAGTGCCCATGACCGCGACTGAAGTCGATGGGGTAGCGGTCGTTGCTGACACGCCCCACGTCGCCCCGTTCACGGATCGCTCCGGACAGCCGGTTTACCAGCCGCAAACACGAGTGCTGACCCTCGCGGACGGCTCGACCGTGTACGGCTGCGCGCATTGCGACTACACCAGCGAGAACCCGCGCAGCATCCGGCCACATTTGGGCAAGCACAATCGCCGCCGCAACGGGCTTCGCCCGGCCAAGGACGCCGTGCTCGACATGCCGTTGACCGACTTGATGGACCGGCTGGCCAAACTGGACGCCATCCTCGAGGAGCGGGAGCAGTGGAAAGCTCGTGCACTGCAAGCTGAGCGGCGGCTCCGCCAGCTTCGCGACGCGTTGGGGATGAGAGCGTGAGGTGGCGACAAGGGCCGCACGTCGACCTCCACGTGTACGAGCAGCGCGGCGCGCGACCCCATGACCTGGACCGGCCCGTCGCGACCTTCCACCGCAGTGAAGACGCGCGGCTGGCGTGCGGAGCCGTCAACGACCGGATGGCGCTCGCGCTGCTGCAAGACCGCCTCGCCGAGGCCCTGGCCTTGATCGAAAACCTGGCCTCGAACCCCACCAATCCGACCTGGAAGGACCTTGCCCGCATACGGGCGGTCCTGACCGGCCGCGACCCCGCCCCGTGAACCAAGGAAGGAGACCGATCCGTGTCGGTCAAACTCGCTCCCGCCCTTCCGGCCGACGACCGGAACGGGATGCCCTCGATCGCCGCGTCCCTGATCGATCACCCGGACGACGTGCACGTTGCTGTGCTTCTTGTGCGTACCAAGGAGATCCGCACCAACGTCCGGACCGGGGACGTGGTGCCCACGGCGGAAATCCTGGCCGCCGAAGCGTTCACCGGAGCCACAGCGGACGCCGCAACCCTGCACCGGCTGCTGCGCCGCCAGCACGAGCGCCGGACCGGCAAGGTCGAACTACCGCTGGAACTGGAGGAGGCCATTGACGCCCTACGCCCGACCACCAGCGACGAGCAGGCCGAGCCCGAGCCCGAGTCCGACGAGACCGAGGCCGGGGACGACGGCCTGAATGATCCGCCGTGGTGACGGCCACCCCCGCGCCCCGGAATTTCCGCCCGGCGGACGGCCCGCCCTACCGGGTGCCGTCGTCGGTGGTGTGCGAGCTGTGCGGGCTCCCGGCCGTGGCGTTTCTGGTCTGCACGGTCACCCCCGTGCGCCGTCGCGTCCGGCTGTCCGCGCCCGGCGACCGCAGGGGGGGCGCCGCGTGAGCGAGTACACCCCACCGATCCGGCGACGCAACCACGGCCGAGGCCATTCCTACGTGGACGCCAACGGTGTGAAAGTCCCGGGTGTCACGACGATCCTGTCCGAGGGTGTCCCGAAGCCCGCGCTGATCAACTGGGCGGCGAACACGACCGCGGAGTACGCGATCGACCATTGGGACCAGCTCGCCGAGTTGGCCCCGTCCGCGCGGCTTAAGGAGCTGACCGGGGCGCGGTTCGCCGACCGGGACGCCGCCGCGAAACGCGGCACCGAAGTACATCGACTCGCCGAGCAGTTGGTCGCCGGGGCCGAGGTGGAGGTGCCCGACGCTCTGGCCGGACACGTCGAGTCCTACGTCGACTTCCTCGACCGGTTCCAGATCGAACCCGTGCTCGTGGAATTCGTGGTCGTCTCGCACTCCTACGGGTGGGCCGGAACAGGCGACCTCATCGCGGACTTCCCGACGTTGCGGAAGCGGCTGCTGTGCGACATCAAGACCAGCCGGTCCGGCGTGTTCGGCGAGACGGCGTGGCAGCTCGCCGGGTACCGCTACTCCGACGCCTATGTGGACGGCGACGGCCATGAGCGGCCGATGATCGAGGTGGACGGATGCGCCGTGATCCACGTGCGCGCCGATGGATTCGACCTGTACCCGATGCATGCGGGGCCGCAGCAGCTCCGCGAATTCCGTTACATCCGAGAGGTTTCCCGCGCCTGCGCCCGCTCCCGCGAGTACGTGGGCGATGCGATCCTCCCTCCCCCCTTGGAGGTGAGCGCGTGAGCAGCGAACTCCAGCGCTACGAGGGCGGCGAGGTCGCCGCCGCCCAGCCGGTTCACCAGGCCCCGACCGAGCTGGATCAGTGGGTGCTCGTCGTCCGCGACGTGTCCCGATTGGCCGCCCAGATCGCGGACACCCCGTTCGTTCCCGAGGGGATGCGCGGTAACCCCGCCGCCGTGACGGCCGCGATCCTGACCGGCCGGGAGATGGGGCTCGGCCCGATGACCTCGCTTCAGCACATTCACATCATCAAGGGCAAGCCGGGTAAGTCCGCCGAGATCATGCGGGGCATGGTGCTGGCCGCCGGGCATCACCTGCGCGACATCGAGGTCACCGACACCCGCGTCGTCCTGGAAGGCCGCCGCCGGGACGAAGAGTCCTGGACCAGGGTCACGTTCACGGCTGACCAGGCGCGCAGAGCCAAGATCGACCTCGGCGGCTACCCCGAGGACAAGCTGTACGCCCGCGCGACCACGAGGTTGTGCCGGAGGAAGTTCGCCGATGTGGTGGGCGGCATCGCCTTGACCGTCGAGGAACTGGAGGACGGGGACTACCCCGAGACCGACGCCGTCAACGGCCCGGTAACGGCCCCTACCGGCCCGGCCCGGCCGAACCCGCCTGCCCCTGCCAAACGCACCGCAAAACGCCGTACAGCGCCGAAAAACGGTGCCCCCGGGGTCGCGCCCAGCAAGGGGGAGACGCGGGGTGAAACCCGCTCGCCGGACGCGGCCGAGACCCCCGTGCAGAACGCCGCCCCGCCGCCCACGTTGCCCGGCGACGACGGGCACGAAGACCCTCGCCCGGCCGAGTTTGTCCAGGATGACTCAGAGGCGATGGTGACCCGCTCCCAGCTCGACAAGCTGCACGCCCAGCTCGGCGAACTGGACGTGAACGACCGCGGGGACAAACTCACCATCGTCGGCCTGCTCGTGCAACGGACGCTCACCTCATCCAACGAACTGACTAAAAAGGAGGCTGCACAAGCGATCGACACCCTCGCCGGGGTCCTGGACAGCGACGAGCCGAAGCGGATGCTCGACGCCGTGCTCGGCAGCCTGGAGTCCTGACCGGCCATGCCGTGGTTCAAAGTGGACGACAAGTTCCACTCGCACAACAAGGTCCGCAAGGTCCTCGCGGACGATCCCGCCGCTCTGGCCCTATGGGTGGTCGCTGGCTCCTGGTCGTCGGACAACCTCACCGACGGGTTGATCCCAGACCATCAGCTCCCGTGGCTATTCCCGGCAGGCGCGGACGAGCAGGCTCGGAAGCTAGTGACCGCGCGGCTATGGCGGCGAGTGCGCGGAGGCTACGAGTTCCACGAATGGCAAGCGGACAGCGATGGAACCAAGCGGAACCCCAGCAAGGAAGAAGTCGAGGAAGAACGACGGAAGAAGGCCGAGGCTGGACGCAAAGGTGGTCTGGCCAGCGGGAAAGCCCGAAGCACACGGCAAGCACCCGCTGAAGCGTCTGCCGAAGCGGCTGCTGAAGCACCTGCTGGTGGTGTGGTTGAACTCCCGACCCGACCCGACCGGGAGCCCTTACAGGGCTCCCCGGGAGGGCGCGCGAGCGCGCAGGCGCCCGAAGCGCCCGCTCGCCCGCCCTCCTCGGGCCGTTCGACCACACCGGCCAGAGCATCCCCGAATGCGGTCCGGTGCCTCGACCACGAGTACGACGACGACCCGCCCCGCTGCGGCGCGTGTGAACGCGCCCGGCGCCAGGCCGAGCAGGACGCCTACGAGAAGCGGGTCGAAGCCCGGCAGGCCGAACTCCGCGCCACCACGGCCGATAAGCGCCGCGCCATCGCGAACTGCTCGCTCTGCGACGAGGACGGCTACCGGGGCACCGTCCTGTGCAACCACGACCCCGACGCCGAAGACCGCGCACGGCGCGGACGCCAGCTCCTCAACGACGCGATGGGCTGGCCCACCAACCACCAGGACCCGCCATGACCACCAACCTCGACCGCTGGCGCGGCACCTGCGGCACCTGCGGAGCACCGATCCTGTGGGCGACCACCCGCGCCGGGAAGCCCATGCCGGTCAACCCCGAGCCCGCACCCGAACGCGGCAACGTGCTCCTGGCCGTCCAAGACGGCCAGCTCGTCGCCGGGGTCCTGCGCCGCAACCAAGCCGCCGGAGCACACGACGCCGGACTCGTGCTGCACACCAGCCACTTCACCGACTGCCCCCACGCCGACCAGCACCGGAGAAGCCGATGAACGGACCCGAGCACTACCGGAAAGCCGAGGAGTGCTTCGACCTCGCCGACCGGCAAGGCCCGTCCTACGAGGACGCCGGGCTCTGGCTCGACCTCGGCATCGGGCACGCCCTGCTCGCCATCGCCGCCGCGCTCGCCCAGCAACTCGCCGACCGGTACATCGGCGACGGCGACCACATCAACGCCTGGCACCGTACCTGGCGAGCCACATCGGACCGCGAAAGCGATGACGACCAGCAGATCGTGCACACCTGGGGGCGGCTCCAGCACGACGAGCAGGTCACCGACCAGAAGGCCGACCAGGAATGGGGGCCAGCATGACCGACATCGTTGCGGGTTCCGGCCAACCGCTGTCGCCGTTCGACCGGATCAAGCAGACTCGTCTGGACGGCACGGAGTTCTGGTTCGCCCGCGACCTTCAAGGGCTCATGGCCTACGGGACATGGGAGCGGTTCTCCAACCCGCTCCAGCGGGCGATCCAGTCCGCCAGTAACACAGGCATGGCTGTGACCAGCCATTTTCGCCGATCTGCGAAACCGCCGCGCACGGGCGGGAAACCTCGCGAGGACTACGAGCTCTCCCGCGAGGCCGCGTACCTGGTCGCGATGAACGGCGACCCGAACAAGCCCGAGGTGGCGGCTGCGCAGGCGTACTTCGCCGCCCGCACCGTGCAGGCCGAGACCGTGGAACGACGCGTGGCGCGCCTGCCGAGCTGGGCGATCGCGCTGCACGAACTGGTCGACCAGCAGGCCACCCTCGAAATCGAGCAGCAACGCCAGGCCGACCAGCTCCGGGAAGTCGCGGCCCGAGTGGACTCGATCGAAGGCGCGCACGACTGGTACTCCGCGCTCGCCTACGCCCGCCTCCACGGATTCACCACCGAACGCACCTACCTCCAACGGGTCGGCGTCCACGCCGGACGAATCCTCCGCCAGGACGGGGAACAACCCGGCAAGACCCAGCATCCCGCGTTCGGCACCGTCAACACCTACCCCGCCTGGGTCCTCGAGCGCGCCTTCGCCGAAACCCCCATCGCCCGAGGAGGGGCAGAATGACGAGCCTGGACCGCCGCACCCGTGCCGACATCGGCCGGGCCGCCAACAACAAAGGCAAGGAGGCCGAGCGAGCCGTCGCCCGCTACCTGCGTGAGCACGGCTGGCCCGACGCGCAGCGCATGGTCCGCACCGGCTGGAAAACCGGCGACCGCGCATCCCGCGACCGTGGCGACATCGACGGCACCCCCGGACTCTGCTGGCAGGTGAAGACCTCCGCCGGGGACTTCACCGACCACCGTGTCCTCGACGTGCTCGCCGAAACCGCTGACCAGGCCGTCGCCAGCGGCGCCGACTACGGCATCGCCGTCGAACGCCGAGCAGGCAAGACCAACCCCGGGCGCTGGTGGGCCTGGATGCCCGCGGGCGACCTGTACAACCTCGTCGAAAACGCCCGGTACCCCGACGTCCTGACCGCCTCCGGACCGGACCTCAACGTGCCCGTCCGCCTGCTGCTGCGCGACGTGGTGACCCTGCTGAACGCGGCCGGCTACGGCGCACCAGCCACAACCGACACCACCCCCGAGGAGAGCCCGTGCACCTGATCGTCACCACCGAAGAACTCCCCGCCCCCAGCATGACCGCCGTCGACGGCGACTCGAAGGTCTGGCAGGTCCACGGCCCCCTCGGTGTCGCCTGGATACCGCCCGTAGAGGACCTGGCCAGCGAGGTCGGACTCCTCATCGGCTACACGGTCATCCCGCTACGCGGCGACCTCGCCCACAAACTCGCCCTCGCCCTGCTCGCCGCCCACGAAACCAGACCGGAAACCAACCATGCCTGAACTCCACCGCTGCTACCGCGGTTCTCGCTGCACGCACCATGAGACTGATCCGGACTACCCGACGATCAAGCGGGGCGCGCCGATCAACGCCGCCGAAGGCTTGTGCGACGCCTGCACCCGGCATCTACGTCAAGCCATTGTGGACATGCCCCGGGACTATCTGGACCTCGAAACCACGATCGCCGGAACCCGCGATGGGCTCCGCCAGCTCGTCGCGGGAACCCCCGAGCTGCCGGTCCCGATCTCCCTGACCATCGCCTCCGTGCAGGCCGAGCTGCTGCACGAGGCGCAGTGCTGGGCCGAATCCACGGCCGAGGTGCTCGGTGTCTGGTGGGACACGCAGAAGACCCAACGCAGCCGCCCCGGCGTCGTGCTGGAGCGGGCCAAGCATGTGCTGACCGGTGGCCTGTCCGCGTTCCTCGCCCTGCGCAACGTCGTCCACACCGGTTGGGTCTTCGACTGCTGGACCACCCTCGATCGGGACGGGCTGGACGGTGCGCTCGTCCTGCTCGACCTGCACTATCGTGCCCGTGCCCTGACCGGGCAGCGGCGGCTGGTCAACCACCTGCCCGTGCCTTGCCCGAACTGCGATCACATGGCGCTGATCCGGGAGGACGGCGACGAAACCATCGAATGCCGCGCTTGCGCCCAGCGCTACACGCAGGACGAATACGAGCGCTCGTGCACGCTGCTGGCCAGGGTGGAACGTGCCGCATGACCCGGGATCGGTGGCCGTGGCCTGGCGACAGCCCGCTCGATCGGGCTCGCCGGGTCGCCCGCACCTACCGGGAGGCGCTGATGCTGGCCGACCCCGAGGCGTGCGCCGAGCTGGATAACCGGTGCCGGGATCTCGGGCAGAGCTGGGCGGTTCCGAAGCCGCTGACGTTCGGGCAGGACGACTTGCTCGACGCCGCCGAGGTGGCCGAGATGTGCGACGTGCAACCGGGCACGGTCCGGCAATGGCGGCGCCGAGGTTTACCGGCAAAGAACACTGTGGACGGTGTTAGGTTCCGGGTCGCCGACGTGCTCGCCTACCATGCCGGTCGCCGACGCCGACGAACCAAGACGACCGCAAACCCAGATACGACAAAGGAATCCTGACCTGCGTCAGTTGTTCGCAAACGCGTGACTGTACTAGCTTCCGCAGCAAGCACCCGTCTGTCTGCACGGGCCAGACGGGATGCTTGCCCCCTGCGGACCCGGGCACACGACCAGGGGCCGCAACCGTGGCGGGGGCTGCACCAGGAGTTCGGTTCGTTGAAACCACGTCGTCAGCGTGAGAACCCTGACCGAACCCGGCCGGGAAACCGGACGGGTGTGCAGCCCCCGCCACCTAAGAAAACCCCGGAACGTTGGCCCCGTACGAAGGCCAACACCCCGAGGGTTTCCCTAGTGCCGAAAACGATCCGGCCTCGTTCCAGCTCCCGCTGAGGAGCGGCATACCGCCGCGCCAGGCGCGCGGCCACCACGCCGATGCGGCTTCTCCGGAACAGCGACACCGACGACGACCGAAGTCTAATGCCCAGCAAACCGCCGCGCATCTGTTCCACCTGTCGCCGCACAATCCCGCCCGGCCCATGCCCGACCTGCCGACCCGAGCAACGCCGCGACTCCGACCGCCGCCGGGGAACCGCCGCCCAGCGCGGCTACGGCTACGACTGGCAGCAGTCCAGCGCCACCTACCTCCGAGAGCACCGGCTCTGCGTCCTCTGCCACCGGCCAGCCACAGTGGCCGACCACCACCCCGAAACCCGCCGATCCTTGATCGCCCGCGGAGTCCCCGATCCCGACGCCTGGCACCGGCTCCGGCCGCTTTGCAAGTCCTGCCACGACAGGCACACCGCGCTGACTACTCCTGGCGGTTGGAACCAGGCGGCTATAAAACTCGCTGGCCGACAGAAGAATGCGGAAGCTTTTAACGGAAGGGTCGACGGGAGGCGCGCCGATGAAACCAAGCAATGACACCACGGTCGCGGTGACCAGCGTGGCCGGTGCTGTCGCGGTCATCCTCGTGTGGATGCTCAGCCTCGTGCACGTGGACATGCCGCCGGTTGTCGCCTCGGCCGTCACCGTCGTGGTGTCCGCGCTCGCCGGATACCTGTCACCAGCCCGGCGCGGACACGGAGAAGCCCCTGACCCGCCGGAAGCCAGGGGCTAGTCCAGCAGGCGCGAGTTACCCGTCCGTCTTGGCCGGGCTATGGCGGTCGATCTCCTCGTCCGCCGCCGCCAGCCACGCCTCGCGCGCCAGCCCCTTCACGTGGTACCTCAACGACGGCCAGTCGGCGCGGTCGCCCGGCTCGTAGTGCTCGGCCACGTATCCGAGCAGGTACCGCACCATGCGTAGAGTCCACACGCCCTGCTCGTCCCAGACGCTCGCGTGCTGTCGAGCAGCGAAGAACCGCACACACCACTTCCCTTGCTCGCGGAACACGTTGGCCGAAAGCCACTCGTTCGACAACGGGTCGCGTTCATTGCTCCACGAGTACAGGCCGTGCTTGCGGTTGCTGAGCTTCACCGGCTTCGTCATTAGGGGTCCTCTCACCTTGTCCGGGTCATGATCGGCGGTGGCCGATCCCCTAAAGGATCTACGCGCAGCACGAGACGCGAGCAGGAGACAAACGGGTGCTTACAAAAAGAAAGCCCCCGGCCGAAGCCGGGAGCTCGATCGTCACGTCACCGGTCGTACTCCAGCGTGCCGATCGGGTACTGCACCATTTCGATCTCGCGTGCAACCTCTTCTGCGCAATACGCGCACAGCCGCATCGGCGTCGGTTCCGGGTCGTACAGGTTCGGCACGGGGGTAAATACCGCTATCGCTTGGCCAGTGCACGGAAGGATCGCCGCCGGACTCGTCATGAACTCCCGGCAGCCTTCGTTCGGCCCCCAGTCCTCATGTTCGTTCTCGCAGAGAACAACGCTGCGCTTCTGGCGTCTGCCCGACATTACACCGGCCACCATCACGACGATGGCGACTCCCGCGTAGGAGAACCCGATGATCGGGTTGTTGCCGAACGTGATCACGCTCCACCACTCGTACAACTGGTAGATCGCGGGAAGCACCACGCCGTCCCAGATGAATTCCAACATGCGCCTAGCTCCTTCAGTCCTTGTCCGGGTCTCGACCGGTTAACCGGTCCTGGAAAGGATCTCCGCGTAGCGCCGCCCGGGAGCAGGAGCCAGTCGGGTGCTTAGCCGTCGTTGTCGCGTAGCCATGGGTCGGTGTCTTCTACGGTGGTAGCAACGGAAATCCCCACGGATGCCCGTGGGGATGACGCCTTGCTAATCAGTCGAGAGTGATGTCTACGATGTCCTCAAAGAGAACGTCAACCTCCATGTCGAACTTGCAGTTAAGGGTGCCGTCGCCGAGTGCGAACACCTCGCCAGCGGCCTCGCGTTCTTCGCCGTCTTCCAGGTAGCGCATCCACACACCAACCTCGCCTTCCTCCTCGATCAGGGTTGGGAGCTGTTCGATCGCCTTCGCGACGTTCTTCTTGCGGCGTTCCGCCTGCTGCTGCTCGAAGGCGTCGTAGTCGAATTCCTGGTAGTTGCCGGTTGCGTTTTCCATGACTTCCTCCTGGGTTTGTGTCCGGGTCTCGATCGGCTTTCCGATCTCCTAAAGGATCTCCCCGCAGCGCCGCGCGAGAGCAGGAGCCGAACGGGTGCTTGATCGCGGTGCCCTTGGCTCGCCCGCGGGCGACGTCGCCGAGCTCGGCGGGGCAAGGGGGTCGCCATCACGAGGGCCGCGCGGCCCCCAGACCGCGCCGGTGGTGTTCCTCGTGGCGTCCCGCGTTTCGCCAACTCAGTTCGTGCTCGAGCTGCCGTGCAAGGTGGGACCCGCTCGGCCGGTGCGGGCGGACCGGCCGACGTTCGAACGCAAGGAAGCCCCCACGCTCGGCATGGGGGCTTCCGGGGAGCAGTCGCTAGTTGAGGTCGAGGATGTCGAGGTCGGGCGCGGCGGCGGCCTGCTGTTTGCACGCGGTGATGATCGTGCGCAGCGCGGGCAGTTCGGTGTCGCGGTAGCGGGGCGAGTTGGTGAACTCGGTGGCGACCTCTTCGAGGCGGAGCCGGGTGACCGGAACGGGTGCCTTACTGTCGTCCGGGAGGGTGCGCGCGGTCCGGCAGTTCACCCGCGCGCGCAGCGCGATCATCTCGGCCAGCTCCCGCTTGCCCTCGGGTGGTTGGCGGGTCACTGGTCCTCGAACCTGTCGTGTGTGACCGGCAACGACCGGTCGTCCCGCCTGCGCAGCTCGTCGCGAATGATCCGGACTCGGCGCGTGAAGTGCCAGGGGTCGTCCTCGTGCGCGGTAGCGTCAGCCGCATCGGCAAGACGTCGAAGGTTCTCGGTGGACTCCATCGTGAGTCGGTGTCGAAGATCCTGCTCGTCACGCTCGTTCTCCAGTGCACGACGGTGCAGTTCGGTGACGATGTACGCCAGGCACTCACGTGCCAGATGTGCAGACTCCGCGACGTTCAGGTTGTTGTACTCGACCCCGTTTTCGATGCCGGTCGCGTACTCGCGTGCCATCTGCGCCAGGCCCTCTGTGGTGAAGCTGGCTAACGGGTTGTCGTCGGGGTTCATGGTAGCGATCTCCTGTCCGGGTCGTTTTCCTTGTGTGCCTTAATCTTCGACGCCTAGGTGCGATCGGGACCAGCGATCTTCGGTTCCGATCGTGTTCCGTGGGCCACGCGACGGCGCACGGAATCGTTGGCATGGAACGAACGGAGGGTCTCCCACGCGGGGCGCGCGAGATCCTCCGTCGGGTATCAGCTCAGGTCGTCCTGTACCGCTCGCTTCCACGCCTGTTCGGCGTCGTGCTGTGCCTGCTTCAGCGTTTCCGCCTTGCCGGTCTCCAGCAGGCGACCAGCCGGGAAGCACTCGCCCACGGCCCATTCGGACGGGCCGTGGCCGGTTACCTCGGCGTAGTAGTCCTCGGCGCGGTCTCCGTATTCGCTGGAGAAAGACCACACGTCGGTGCCGTCTTCGTCGGGGATCTCCTGCTCCCACTCGCCGGAGACGATCTCGGCCGCGTATGCCTGTTGGTCGCGGCGGCGCGGGTCCTGCTCGTTCCGTGCGATCTCCAGTGCGCGAGAGTGCAGTTCGGTGACCACATTGGCCAGGCAGTCGCGTGCCAGGGCCGCCGATTCCTCGACGGTCAGGTTGTTGTACGCGATCCCGTTTTCAATGACTTCAACGAAGTCGCGGGCGAGGAAAACCAGGTTCTCGTCCGAGAGTGCGCTCAAGTCGCGGGGCTCGTCCTGCGTAGTGCTGGTGCTCATTGTGGTGTTCCGTTCTGTCCGGGTCCTTCTTGGTGATCCCAGGATCAGCTCTCTCGGCGCGGTCGGACCAGAGATATTCGGTTCCAATCGTGTTCCGTAGACCACGCCACCGATCGTGAGAATCGTTGGCACGTAAGGTGAAGCCCCCACGGTTGCCCGTGGGGGCTTCGGCCCAAGGGATTAGCGAACGGACTTCTTCTTGCCCTGCAAGTAGATGACGGTCTGCCCGTCCTCCTGGACCTGGTGGCGGACGTTCACGCCGAGTCCCTTGCTCGCGGCGGCCCGTCGAACGGCAGCCTTGATCTGGGCCACGGTCTTCTCGTCGTACTCCACCGGGGGCAGCGAGTAGACCTTGTTCTCGGTGAAGCTGGTCAGGACCAGTTCGGCCAGCGGGTTCGGCTTGCCGTTACCCTTGGTGGGGGTCGGCATGGCCTCGGCCTCGGTGGCGCCTTGCGCGAGCTGGCCGTAGAGGTCGCCGTTGCCGCGCTTGGCGTTGTCGTTGATTACGGCCATCGCGTCGTTGGCCGGGGTAGTGTTGCCGGTGTTGTCGGCCGCCTTGGGGGCGGTCTTGGCTGCGGTCTTGCGGGTGGTGTTGGTGGCCATTTCTGGTGCCTCCTTGGTGTTGGTGGTGGGCCTGTGTGCCCCCCCGTTGACAACAACCTTCGACGCGGTCGCGCGCCCGAGACAAGCGAGATCGGAAGGTATTCGTTGAGCCGTTCGTGCGGTCACGATCAGGAATCCGACGCTCACCAGTACGTCCCGTTCGTGAATACAATGAAACCCCCACGGGTAACCGTGAGGGTTGCTCGTTGTTCGGAGATTAGACCGGCTCGACTTCGGTCAAGGGCACTCGCTGTTCCAACAGGCTGCCCGGCACACGGAGCGTGCACAGGCGGCTCGTGACGTTGCCGACGTAGACCGTGGTGCCTGTTGGGCGGGTAACGATTTCGATGACCTCACCCGTGGCGTCCTTGCGAGTAAAGGTGATCTGGCGACGAGTTGTGCCGGTCATGTCCTTGTCTTCTTCCTGTCCGAGTGGTGTCCACGTGCCGTGAACACCACCGATCGTCACCGCATCCGCGCCGAGCGGACAAGCGCGGTCCCTGCGACGTTCGGAGGGATCACGAACAGGAGTGTTATGACCGACCGGTACGTGGAGTACGTGCCCATCGCCGACATCGAGGCCGCGCCCCGTAACCCGAAGGGACACGACACCGTGGGCATCGGCCGGTCCATCGGCCATTTTGGACTCGCGGAGCTGCCGTTGATCGACGAGCGGACCGGGCGGCTGGTGGCCGGGCACGGCCGTCACGAACAACTGCTCGCGTGGGCGGCCGAAGGTCGCGACGCGCCCGAGGGTGTCCGGGTGGACGAGGACGGCCAGTGGCTCATGCCGGTCATCCGCGGTTGGTCATCGCGCTCGGACGACGACGCCGAGGCGTACCTGATCGCCTCGAATCAGCTCACCGTGAAAGGCGGCTGGGACGACCATCTGTTGGCCGAGGTGCTGCACGACCTCGGCGAGGCGCAAATGCTGGACCTGACCGGGTACGAGGCCGACGACCTGGCCGCCCTGGAGGACACGCTGACCGCCAGTTCGGAGGAGTCCGACGACGATGGCGAGCAGCCCGGAAAGGGCGATGCGCTGCGGCTGGCCGGGCTGACTGTGGGCGAGCCGGATTACGAGACCGCGCCGGGGCAGGTCTGGAGCGTGGGGCGTCACGCGCTGGTGGTCGCGGACGTGCACACGGGCTGGCCACTGTGGACACCTTTGCTTGGCGAGGGGGATGTGTTCTGGCCGTACCCGACGATGCTCGCCCCGTTCACGGAGAAAGCCGAGGCGCATCGGGTGGTGATGGTGCAACCGTTGCCGTACCTGGCCGGGTGGCTGCTGACGAAATGGAAGCGCATCTCGGGTGAGGAGCCGATGCTGTCCACTCCGGCCGCCGGGCGTGCCGCGTGATCGCCACCGCTGGCGGGCGGTTCGACCCGCACGCCGCGCCGATCTACTTCGCCGCCGGGGAGTCCCCGATCTACCCGCGTCACATGCTGCTCGCGGTCAACGACCTGTACCACCGCAGCCAGGAGAACCGGCTCGCGCGGCTGCTGGACGAGGGGCACGTGATCCTGATGGATTCCGGGATTTTCAACCTGACCAACGAGCACAAGCGCACGGTCGGTTGCACGATGGACGAGGCGCTGAACCTGGCGCCGGACGAGATCACCGGGTTTGACCGGCTGTTCGACCGGTACGTGGAACTGGCCACACGGTACGAAGATCAGCTCTGGGGTTACATCGAGCTGGACCAGGGCGGGCGGGACAACAAACGCCGCACCCGGCAACGACTTCACGACCTCGGGTTGAACCCGATCCCCGTGTACCACCCGCTGAACGACGGGTGGGACTACTTCGACGAGCTGGCCCGCGGTTACGACCGGCTGTGTTTCGGCAACGTGGTGCAGGCCAACCATCCGACGCGGATTCGGCTGCTGCACACCATGTGGGAACGCCGCCGCGAGTACCCCGATCTGTGGGTGCACGTGCTCGGCCTGTCCGCCTCGGAGTGGTGCCTTCCGTGCCCGCCGGACTCCTGCGACTCCAGCTCGTGGTTGAACAGCCTGCGGTACCCGGCCGTGCGTACCGAGTCGGCGGCGCTGCGCAGGCTCGGCGACCTCGGGCACCGGTTCCTCTACGGCGCCGGGGCGCACCGAGACGAGGCGTGCCAGATGCACTCCGACGTCATGGAACACACCTTGCAGACCTGGCAGGCGCTGCAAGCCCTGCACACCGAATTCGGCGCGGTACCGCACCCTCCGCGCCACGAACGCGAAGGCGAGCTTTCACCACGATGAGCACCACCGTGTGGACCCGCGTCACCGCGCCGGGCTTTCACCGCTGGCCGAACGCGACCGGGCCACGGTCCTATCTGGCCGATCGGCACCGGCACCTGTTCCACCTCACCGTGCACGTGCCCGTGGCCCACGACGACCGGGACGTGGAATTCCACGACCTGCAAGACCTGATCCGGACGTGGTGGGGACCGGGTACCCGCGAATGCGGCCCGGCGAGCTGCGAAGACCTGGCGCGGGAGTTGTGGACCTTCCTACAGAACGACTGTCACCTCACCCCCAGCCGGGTCGAGGTGTCCGAGGACGGCGAGTCCGGCGCGATCGTGACGGAGGTGTCCTGAATGGCCGCCACCGTGACCGTCCGCCACAACTTCGAGACCGCGCACCGGCTCCCGCATCTGCCGGGCAAGTGCGTCTCGCTGCACGGGCACTCGTGGTGGGCCGAGGTGACCGTGACCGCCCCGGCCACGGATGCGGCCGGGGTGGTCGTGGAGTTCGGCCCCTTCAAGCGGGCACTCCGCTCCTGGATTGATGAATACCTGGACCACGGGGTCATGCTCGGCCCGGACGACCCGCTCGTTCCGGTCCTGCGCGAAGCGGCTTGCAAGGTGTACGAGGTGTCGGGGTGGCCGACCGTGGAAAACGTGGCGGGGCATCTGGCCGAGGTCGCGGACGGGCTCCTGGGCGAGCTGGAGCACATGCCCGGCGCCCGCGTGACCGCGGTCGAGGTCCAGGAAACCCACGTCAACCGGGCCGGGTGGAGCGCATGACCGGCGTCTCGGCTCCAGCCACAGCGGACACGCTCGTGGCGTCCGAGGTGTTCGGACCCACGGTGCAGGGCGAAGGCCCGACCGCCGGCCGCAGGGCCAGCTTCGTCCGGCTGGGCGGCTGCAACCTGGCGTGTTCCTGGTGCGATACCCCGTACACGTGGGACGGCTCCCGGTACGACCTTCGCGCCGAGTTGGCGCGCAAACCGGTGCGGGACATTGTGGACCGCGCGCTCGTCGGGGACCCCGGGTTGGTGGTGATCTCCGGGGGCGAGCCGCTGCTGCACCAGCACCAGCCCGGGTGGACGCGGCTGCTGTGGGCGCTGCGGCGAGCCGGAGTGGACATCGAGATCGAGACCAACGGCACCGTCGCGCCCACGCCCGCGACCCTGAACATCGACCTGAATGTCCGGTTCAACGTCTCGCCGAAGCTGGCGCACTCCGGTGACCCGGCCGAGCGTCGTATCCGGCCCGAGGTGCTGACGGCGCTGGTCGAGTCGGCGCGGGCGAGCTTCAAGTTCGTGTGCGCGACACCAGCCGATGTGGACGAGGCCGCCGAGCTGGTCCACCGGTACGAGATGGGGCCGGGCAACGTGTGGATTTCGCCCGAGGGAACCAGCGTCGACACCATCGTGGGGCACACCAAGATCCTGGCTGACCGGGTGGTCGAGCACGGCTTCAACCTCGGGACACGGCTGCATGTGCTGGCGTGGGGAAACGAGAGGGGCCGATGAACGCCGACCTGACCGCCGGGATTCGTTCCTGGCTGGCTGACCGCGGGCTCGACCCCGACGATCCGAACCTGCGCGACACCCCCGGCCGGGTGGCCCGAGCCTGGGCGGAGCTGACCTCCGGCTACGACCAGGACCCGGAAACCGTGCTGTCGCGCACGTTCCCCGTCGACCGCTCGGACGGCATGATCGCCGTGACGGGCGTGCCGTTCACGAGCTGCTGCGCGCACCACCTCATGCCGTTCACCGGAACCGCGACCATCGCCTACCTGCCGGTCGCCGGGGCGCCCGTGGTCGGGTTGAGCAAGCTGCCGCGCCTGCTCGACATCTTCGCGCACCGCCTCCAGGTGCAGGAGCAGCTGACCTACCAGGTCACCGACGCCCTGGACACGCACCTCAAGACCGAGGGGTCGGCCTGCCTGGTGCGGGCCGAGCACGGCTGCATGACCCAGCGCGGGGTCCGCAAGCCCGGCGCGTCGATGCTGACCACCTCCGTGACCGGCCGTTTCGCCACCGACCCCGAGCTGCGGGCACAGCTGATGGCCCTGCACCAGGGAGGCTGAATATGGGACGCCGGGGAGTGCCGCCGAAGCCGACCGCGCTGCGGATCATCGAGGGTGACAAGCACACCGAGCGGTACAACCACCACGAGCCGATCCCGCGCCCGGGGCGGCCGGAGTGTCCGGACGATGTGTCCGATGCCGTCCGGGAGATCTGGGACTACACGGTGGCCGAGCTGGACGCGATGGGCATCGCGCACGCCTGCGACCGCGACACCCTGCTCTGCTACTGCGAAGCCGTGGTCGCGCACCGCCGCGCCTCGGTGGTCGTCGCCAAGACCGGGGTGCTTCAAAAGGGAGTGCACGGCGGGTACGTGCGCAATCCCGCACTGGTCATTCAGCGGGACTCCGCACACGTGATCCGCGCCTTCGCGCAGGAGTTCGGCCTGACCCCGTCCGCGCGGACACGGATCGAGCAGAAGGACGGGGCCGGCCGTGGCGACGAAGCCAACCCGTTCGCGGGCACCGGCTAAACGCCCGCCGAGCCGCGCCACGCTGGAACGCCTGAACATCTCGCCCGAGGTCGGGTGGTACCTGCACTCGCGGGGCATCGGCCTGCCGGATTGCCCGCCCGCGATTAAGACCCCGGAGGGAGGGGCGCGGCGAGGCGCACGGTTCGATCCGGCCCGGGTAGACCGGGTGCTCGACGTGTTCTCCCGGCTGCGCCACACCCAAGGCAAATGGGCAGGCCGCCCGCTCGTCCCGGATCCGTGGCAAGTCGCCTACATCCTGGCGCCCGTCTTCGGGTGGGTGTACCGCAACGAGGACGGCCAATGGGTCCGGGTGACGCGGCGAGCCTATGTGGACATCCCCCGCAAGAACGGGAAAACCACGCTCGCGGGCGGGATCGCCACCTACCTGACCGCCGCCGACCACGAGCAGGGCGCGCAGGTCTACGCGGTCGCCTCCGGCCGGGATCAGGCCCGGTACTGCTTCGACCCCGTGAAGCAGCTCGCCGAGAAGTCCCCGGCGCTGTCGCCGTACGTCAAGGCGTTGCAGCACCGGATCATCCACCAGCCCAGCGGCTCGTACTTCGCGGTCGTGTCGCGGGTGGCCGACATTCTGCACGGCGCGAACGTGTACGGCGCCATCATCGACGAGCTGCACGTCCACAAGTCCCCGGACTTGGTGGAGGCAGTGGAGACCGGCACCGGCTCCCGGACACAACCGCTGGTGTTCACAATCACCACGGCCGACGACGGCCGGACGGCGACGATCTACGCGCGGCGGCGCCACTACGTGGAACAGCTCGCGCGGGGCGCGCTGCGGGACCCCTCGCTGTACGGGGTGGTGTGGGCGGCCGACCGCGAAGATGATCCGTTCGCCGAGTCGACGTGGAAGCGGGCAAACCCCGGCTACGGCATCTCGCCATCGAAGGCGTACCTGAAGAACGCGGCCAAGGAAGCCCACAACTCCCCGGCCGACCTGGCGAAGTTCCTGCGCCTGCACCTCGGCATCCGCACACGGCAGCAGACCCGCTTCCTCGACCTGGAGGTGTGGGACCGCAACGCGTCCATCGTGGACGAACGCAAGCTCGCCGCGCGGGTCTGCTACGGCGGGCTCGACCTAGCCTCCACCTCTGACTTGTGCGCCCTGGCGTGGGTGTTCCCGGACTGCACGGGCGGGCACGACCTGCTGTGGCGGCTGTGGTGCCCCGAGGGCGCGCTGCCCGCGATCGAGCGCCGCACCGCCGGGCAAGCAACCGTGTGGGTGCAGCGTGGCCTGTTGCACGTGACCCCGGGCGATGTCGCGGACTACGACTACATTCGCTCCCAGATCAACGCCGACCGCGAACAGTTCCGGGTCCGGGAGATCGCCTACGACCCGTGGAACTCCAGCCAGCTCGTGACCGACCTGCTCGGCGACGGGGCGCCGCTGGTCAAGATGCGCCAGGGGTTCGGCAGCATGTCCAGCCCCACCAAGGAATTCCAGCGGCTCGCGCTCGAAGGCACGGCGGAGTGCCCGCGGTTACGGCACGGCGGGAACGCCGCGATCCGCTGGCAGATCGACAACTTCGCCGTCGAGATGGACGCGGCCGGGAACGTCAAGCCCAGCAAGCGGAACTCCGGCGACAAGATCGACGGCATCGTGGCGATGATCATGGGCTTGGATCGCGCGGTCCACTACACCCCGCCCCGCCGCTCGGCCTACGACCACGGAGACCTCGAAATCGTGTGAAGGGGGCCGGGGCCGGTGGAGCTTGCCATCATCACCGTGGCCCTCGTCCTGCTGGCGTGCTCGGTGATCTGGCACGTCACCGAGGAATACCGGGGCCGCGTGATCGCCACGCGCCGCCGCGTCGTGGTGTCGCTGGTGGACGACCAGGCCATCACGGGCGTGCTGTGGCGCAGGCACCGCCGCCTCGTCGTGCTGCGCTCCGCGCAACTCGTCCAGCCGGGCCGCGAGCCCGTGCGCATGGACGGCGATGTCGTGATCGAACGGGACCGCATCAACTGGGTGCAGATCGTGGGGTCCTGATGCCGTTCGTGATCTCCCAAGGGGTCTTGGCCTCGGTCCACCAGTACCAGACCGCGACCATCCCCCTCGGCGGGTCCGTCACGCTCGCGGACGGGCTCGCGCAGGACTACGCCACGATCTGGAAGACCCAGCCGCAGGTGCGCACGGTGGTGTCCTTCCTCGCGCGCAACATCGCGCAGCTCGGCATCCACGTGTACCGGCGCATGTCCGATGTGGACCGCGTGCGGATCTCGGACCATCCGGTCGCGGCGCTGCTGGCGAGGCCGAACGGGTTCACCACCCGCTACCGGCTGATCGAAGCCCTCGTGTCGGACCTGGCGATCTACGACAACGCCCTGCTCGCGAAGGCAAACCTCGGCTCGCCGGGGCTGGTGCGCCTCGACCCGCGGTTCGTCACCCCGATCAGCGCGAACCAATTCACGGTCGAGACCTACCGCTACCGGGGCACCACCGGCCACCGCGACATCCCGGCCGAGCAGATCGTGCACTTCCGGGGCTACAACCCCACCGACAACCGGTGGGGCTGCTCGCCGATGGAGACCCTGCGCCGCACCCTGTCCGAGGAGTACCAGGCTTCGCAGTACCGCGAACAGCTCTGGCGCAACGGCGCCCGGCTCATGGGCTACCTCAAGCGTCCGCTGGACGCCCCGGAATGGGGCGAGCCCGCGCGGGAACGGTTCCGGCGCTCCTGGCAGGCCCAGTACACCGGGACCGGCGGCAAGGCGGGCGGTACGCCGATCTTGGAGGACGGCATGGATTTCGTGCCCGCCTCGGTGACACCGGAGGCGGCACAGTACATCGAAGCCCGCAAGCTCACCCGGGAAGAAGTCGCCTCCGCGTACCACATACCTTTGCCGATGGTGGGCATCCTCGATCACGCCACCTACAGCAATATTCAGGAACAGCACCGGAACCTGTATCAGGACACCCTCGGGCCGTGGCTGACGATGATCACCGAGGAACTGCAACTCCAGTTGCTCCCGGATTTCGAGGACTCCCAGGACATCTACCTCGAATTCAACCTCGGCGAGAAGCTGCGCGGCAGCTTCGAGGAGCAGGCGGTCCAGCTTCAGACCGCGACCGGCGCCCCGTGGATGACCCGCAACGAAGCCCGCGCCCGGGTCAACCTGCCGCAGGTGGACGGGGGCGATGAGCTGGTGACGCCGCTGAATGTCCTGATTGGCGGGCAGGCCAGCCCGACCGACACCGCGCCGGAACCGAAGGCGACGCGTGATCGGACGCTGAAACTGCTGGAGGGGTTGGCATGAAGGTGAAGACGTGCCCGGTCCGGATCAAGGCCGCTGGGGAGCAGGACGGCACGGACGACGGGGTGTTCGAAGCGATCGTCGCCGCGTACAACGTGGACTCTGTGGGAGACAAGATCCGGCCCGGCGCGTTCGCCGACACGCTCGCCGAGTGGCAGGAGTCCGGTAACCCGATTCCGGTGCTGTGGTCGCACATGTCCCACGACCCGGACTACCACATCGGCTACGTCGAGGAAGCCGAGGAACGCGAGGAGGGGTTGTGGGTTCGTGCCCGCATCGACCTGGACGAGCCCAAGGCCCGCAAGGTGTACCGGTTGCTCAAGGGCAAGCGCGTGCGGCAGTTCTCCTTCGCCTACGACATTCAAGAGGGCGGCTGGGTCGACGCGAAGTCGGAGGACGACGACGCCGCGGGCGAGGGGTACTACGAGCTGCGCAAGCTGCGGCTGTACGAGGTCGGGCCGACGCTGATCGGCGCGAACTCCGACACCGAGCTGCTGTCGGTGAAATCGGCGATCGGGCCGCACTCGACCGCGACCGATGACGGCGCGTGGGACGGCCCGGCCAACGAGGCCAGGTTGTCCAACGACGCGGGCGGGCAGGTCTACCGGCGCGCGTTCGCCTGGCAGGACCCAGACGGCGACCCGGACGCCAAGTCGAGCTACAAGTTCATCCACCACAACGTGAGCAGCGACGGCGAGGTGGGCGCGGCGAATCTGCAAGCCTGCACCACCGGCATCGCCGTCCTGAATGGCTCGCGCACCGGCACCACCATCCCGGACGCCGACCGCCAGGGCGTGTACAACCACCTCGCCCGGCACCTGCGCGACGCCGACGTGGAGCCCCCGGAACTCAAGTCCACCCCCGGCCGGGCCGAGGCCGCCGAGCACACCCCCGGCGAGAAGGCCGGCAGAGTGCTCTCGGCAAAGAATGAATCCGCTCTGCGGGCGGCCCTGGAGAAGATCGCGGACGGCACCAGCGCTATCGAGACCGTGCTGTCCGCCTTGAAGACCGACGAGGACGGGAAGGCCGCCACGCCCGCCGAGCCCGCGACGACCGACGAGAAGTCGGCGCCGCCCGCCCGGCCCGCTGGCCAGCCAGCCCCGCTCCGCGTCCAGTTGGCGGCGCTCAACGGCGTCGCCGATCCCAACACGCTCACCGCCTGACAGAAGGAGACGACAGAACAGGCCACGCCCGCCTGTCCGCGACCCCGCCCACGGGGTTCGCCAGCAGCGCGAGGAACCGCCTCGATTCGTCTGCGCGCACCAACGCACACGAACTGAGGAACCCATGAGCGACAAGATCGCGCGGCTTACCGAGGAACTGAAGGCGCACCTGGAGAAGGCCAACGCCATCGCCGTCAAGGCCGATGACGAGGGCCGAGACTTCACCGACGAGGAGCGCGCCGAGGTCACCGAGTCCATGCGCAAGGCGCAGGAGGTGAAGAAGGCGCTCGACACCGCGAAGGCCGACAGCAACGTCCGCGCGGCCATTCAGGACCTCGGGGACGCCGTGGGCCTGATCGACGGTCAGGCCGAAGCCAAGGACCGGCGGGCACAGGCCGAACAGGACGGCTACCGGTCCGGCACGGCCAGCATCGGGGAAACGTTCATCACCTCCGAGCAGTACCAGGACCTGCTCAAGTCCGCGCCGAACGGGATGTTCGCCAAGGACATGCGGGTCCAGTCCCGCCCGGTCGGCTACAAGGAACTCGTGACCGGGGCGTCCCCGACCTCCGGCGGCGCGTTCCGCACCGAGGACTACCGGGGCGTCCTGGTCGGCCCGGAGCAGTTCTTCCGGCCGCTCACGTTGCGGCAGCTCGTGACCGGCGGCACCACGACCTCCGACCAGATCGAGTACACCCGCATCACGGGCTGGAACAACCGGGCCGCACCGGTCCCGGAGGCCGTCACGTCCGCGCCGGTCGGGTCGGGCGAGCCCGCGGTCACTCCCACGCAGGCGGGCGTGAAACCCGAGTCGGGCTTCTCCACGGTGCGGGTCACCACGCCCGTGCGGACGATCGCGCACTGGATTCCGGCGACCAAGCGCGCGTTGTCCGATGCCGCGCAGGTGCGCACGCTCATCGATTCGTTCCTGGAGACCGGGCTCGAGGAAGAGCTTGAGGACCAGATGATCGCCGGGGATGGGATCGGCGAGAACTTCGAGGGTCTGGCCAGTGTGTCCGGTACACAGACCCAGCCCGCCGTGCCCGATCCGGCCGGGAAACCGGCCGGGTTCGGCAAACTGCTCGCGGTGCGCCGGGCCAAGACCAAGATCCGCACCGTGGGCCGCTCGGTCGCCAACGCGGTCGTCATCCACCCGAACGACCTCGAATCCCTCGACGAGATCTCGGACAACCAGGGGCGGTTCTACGGGGACGGCCCGTTCGGCGCGAACCTGGCGCAGCGGCTCTGGAACCTGCCCGTGGTCGAGTCCGAGGCCGCGATTCCGGGAACTCCGTGGGTGGGCGACTTCCGCAAGGCGATCTTGTGGGACCGCCAGCAGGCCAGCCTGACCGTGACCGACAGCCACGCGGATTTCTTCGTGCGGAACCTGGTCGCGATCCTGGCCGAGATGCGCGCCGCGTTCGGCATCATCCAGCCGTCCGCGTTCTGCAAGGTCACCCTGTAACCCGCGCCGATGCCCGACCCGATCGGTTGCCCCGTCTGCGGAAGCCACGATTTCTCGTGCGGGATGACCACGACCACGGTCGGCGTCGACGAGCGAATCGAGGAGGCGCCAGCCATGGCGGAACTACGCGAGTACCGCGTGACCGTGAACGGGTACGAGACCACCATGAATCTGTCCGAAGAGGATGCTGCCCGGCTCGGCGGCACCCTGGTCGAGAACGAGCCGGAGGCCAAGCGCACCGACGCGCAGACCAAGGCGCGGACGGCGCGCAACAAGACCGGCGAGTAGGGCGATGCCCGAGCTGGACGGCCAACTCACCCCGGCCCAGCAGGTCCGGTGCGCGTGCGTGTCCGCCGCCGCCCGCGCGGTCCCGGGCGAGGCGCCCCTGACGGACGACCTGCTCGCGATCGCGCGCTACGTCGAGACGGGCCTGATCTCCGGCGATTCCGCCGGCAGCAGCTCCGGCGCGGAGGGCGACGACCATGCCCCTTCCGCTGCTGGCTGACCCGGCCGTCGTCGCCCGCTGGACCGGCCGTGACGTCGACGACGCCGCCGTGACCGATGCCGTGGCCTCGGCGTCGGCGCGGTTCCGGGGCGAGGTGCGCCATCCCGTGTCGCGTGTGGCCGACGAAGAAGTGTGGCTCGACGGGACCGGCGGGACGGTGCTCACGCTCCCGGCCGCGCCCGTGGTGGCCGTGACCACGGTCGAGGTTGACGGCCAGCCGGTCACCGATTTCACCTGGTCACGACAGGGGCAGCTCCGGCGGGCGACCGGCTGGCCGGACGAGCTGGACGTGGTGCGCGTGGTCTACACCCACGGGTACGAGCCGGTCCCCGAGGACATCGCGGACGCGGTGATGACCGAAGCCCGGTACCTGCTGACCGTGCAGCCCGGCATCTCGGCCATGACCGTGGGCGGCGAATCGCTGTCCTTTTCGTCCCCGGCCGGGACCATGCCCGAGTCCTGGACACGCGCGGTGGACCGCTATCGGCTCAACCGCGGGGACCTCCCGTGATCTTCGGCGACACCATCACCATCGTCCGGCCGCTGGTCACCCAAGACCGGTACGGCTCGGACGTGCTGGACTACGCGGCCGGAACCCGGCAGGTGGTCAACGGGGTGTGCGTGCAGCCGCGCTCGTCGACCGAGAGCAGCGCCGATGCCCGGGACATGGTGACGACCGGCTGGCGGATCTACACCCCGGCCGGAATGGACCTCGACGTGACCCCGGTCGACCGGATCGAGTGGGCCGGTCGCACCTGCGAAGTCATCGGGGAGATCGCGCGCTGGCCGCACCCCATCCGGCTCGGTGCGGTGCACCACTGCGAAGTCGACATTCAGAAGGTGAGCGGCTGATGGCTCTGTCCCACCGCGAATTCCGCAAGCTCATGCGCCTCCCCGGGCTGCGCGCCCGGCTCCGGGGCGTGGCCGAGCAGGTCGCCGACCGCACCCGCGCCAACCTCGCCGCCGCCGGAGTGGACGCGGAGGTGACCGTGGAGGAAGGCATCCGCCCGAGGGGCCGCAGCTACGCCCGGGTCACGCACACCGACAAGTTCGGTGAGTTCGGCACCGAAGACGTTCCCCGCCATCGCGCGCTGGGGCGCGCGATCGGCAGCAAGTAGAAGGAGTCCACTGTGGCCAAGGTGATTATCGCGTTCGACCGCGATGACACGCGGGTCGGCAAGACAATCGACCTGGACGACGACCAGGCGGCCGTCCTGGTCAACGAGGGACGCGCCCGCTACGTCGGCGACGAGAACGACGCGAAGACCGGCGCCCGCAAGATGACGCCGCCGGGCAAGGCCGCTGAGAAATGATCGACGTTGAGGCCCTGGTCGTGGCCTGGCTCGCCGGGCGCCTCGACGGAATCCGCGTGGTGGCCGAGCTGCCCGCGCGGTTCGAGCAGCAGCTCCCCACGGTCCAGGTCACCTGCCTGCCGGGGCCAAAGCAGGGTCGTCCGTGGAACCACGGTCGACCGCTGCTGTGGCGTCCCCGAATCGACCTCGACGTGTACGCCACGACCCGCGCCGCCGCAACGGATCTCGCCACGCAGGTCTCCGGGCACCTGCACGACCTGATCGGGCAGGGCAACCAGTGGGGCCACGTCACCGACGTCGCCGAGCCCGCCGGTCCGGCCTGGCGCCCCGACTACAACCCCTCGGTCCGCCGAAGCGGGCTGACCACCGAACTCACCATCCGGGCTGACTAAATCGCCGCCTATTGCGGGAAGGTGCTCAAGTAGCTTTAACCAGTGGCGCAGACAGCATATGCGGCAATGGTCCCACCAGGCACGTCGATCTTGGCTGCCCAGGTGTTCGGTCGCGAAAGAGAAGGCGCATTTGCTTTGATGTAGGCGTCATATGACTTGCCGCCAATGACAGGGCCGGACTGAACGCCATCAGACGCGTAGCCGCCGCCGATGAGCGCGGTTCCGTCCGGACATTTCGCGAAAGACAATTCATTGGTCCCAACATCGTTCCCTTTGACGATCTTGGGAGGTGTGGGGGCCTGTGCCGGAGCCGCCGTAGAGGTAGCAGCGTTGCCGACAAGGTAACCAGCAGCACCGAAAGCAGCGATTGCAAACCCAACAGCGATCCGCTTCGTCACCGTATTGACTGTCATGACATTCTCTCCCGTGCCCTGTGAGACTCGCTCTAATCCGAGGACATGTGGAACGAACATAACAGCGCGATGACGTTCGTTTGAAGGATATTCACGTATTCGTGGATGTAAACCTTCGATTGGCCGTACCTGCTAGACGGTGGGTTAGCTCGGCTCTGCGGCGCGCGTGGTACGCGACGCCACGTATCCGGTACTCGATCGTGTACGCGAACACAGAGGGACAGCATTCAGCCTGGCCCTGCCATCACTATCCGCACCCCGCTCGCTCACCCGGGGCTCCGCATTTCAAGGGAGATACCCGTGGCTTTGAACTCTGCTCTCGCGCGCCTGGGTGTGACCGGGGCGCTCTACGTCGGCCCCCTGGGGACCACCGCGCCGAGCGCGACGGCGATGACGCCGTGGGACGCGGCGATGAGGGACCTCGGCTACATCAGCGACGACGGGATCGTTGAGGGTAGGGATGAGGACAAGGAGGAGTTCACTCCGTGGCAGTCCGCGACCCCGATCCGGGCGGAGATCACGAAGTCCACGCAGACCTACCAGGCCACGCTCTGGGAATCGAAGTTCGACACCATCAGCTTGTTCTACCGCGTCGGGCTGGCGGACATGAAGCAGACCGGCACCGGCAAGGACGCTGTGGTGTCCTTTGTGGAGGAAGGTAAGCCGGACCGCGACCTTCGATGCTTCGGCATCGACGTCATCGACGGTATCTACCACCGCCGCATTTTCCTGCCCATGGCCGAGGTGTCCGAGCGCGGCGAGATCACCTACAAGTCCGACACCCTGATCGGGTACGAGGTGACCATCACCGCCTACCCCGGCTCGGACGGTTACTCCGCCCTGCGGGTCTACAAGGAAGGCTGGGAGCTTCCGACAGCTCCGCCTCCGGCTGGCTGACCCGCCCCCGAAGCGGGGACCGATGTGGACATGTGGTGAGCGGTCCACATCGGTCCCCTTCCCACGCTCACCGACGCTCACCAGATGGAGAACACCACCGTGGCCACGATCGACATGGACGCGATCCTCGCCCAGCGCGAGGAAGCCACCGGCTCGGCCGACACCTTCTCGTTCACGTTCAAGGGACAGGAGTGGGTTTGCACCGACCCCATCACCGCGGCCGACGACTGGAAAGACGGGCTGCTCGATCTGGACAACGACGTCGAGGTCGCGGAGTACTACCTCGGTGAGGACCAGTACGCGCGCTTCGTCGAAGCCGGGGGCCGCGCCGGGTACGTGATTCTGGCGATCAACCAGTACATGCAGCAGATGCGGCAGGAGAACGAGGAGGGACGCCCTACACGGCGGCGGACCTCCTCGGCGAAGCGCCGGAAGCGATAGAGGCCGCCCTCTGCGCCACCTACGCACCGCGTAACCCGATCGCGGAGTACTGGCGCGGACAGATCACCCTGCGCCACCTCCGCGTGCTGATCGAACACCTCCCGCCGACCAGCGCGTTCCACCGCGCGGTGCACGGGCATTCCTGGACCGACGTGGAATATCTGCTCGCGATCGTGGCGGACCGGCTGGCCGAGAACACGTTCGTCACCGGACGGGCCGGACAGATGAAAGGGCTGCACCGGCCCAAGCCGCTCGCGCGCCCCGGCGAGGAGGAGCAGGGCCGCATCGGCGACCGGGGCGAGCACTCCACCGAGGACGTGGTGCTCTACCTCGACCAGTTCAAGCCCGATCGGACACCACTGGCTTCCTGAAACACCCCGCGGGGAGGTGTCCAGGATGGCCGAATCCGGCGAGGCGTACTGGGTCGAAGTCCTTCCCTCGGCGCGGCGCTGGGGAACCATGCTCGCCAAGGAAGCCTCCGGCGCGGGCAAGCGGGCCGGGGACCAGCTCGCCAAGGAGCTGGACGCGGCCTCGGCGAAGGCCGGGCAGTCGGCCGGCCGGAACCTCTCCGATGGGCTGGCCGCCGCCGAGGCCGAGGTCAAGAAGATCGGCACCCAGCTCCAGGCCGCCCGGGACAAGGAGGCCGACGCGGCCGGGCGGGTGCGGGTCGCCGAGCAGCAGCTCAACGAGGTCCGCGCGAACTCGAACGCGCGGGCGTCCCAAGTGGCCGCCGCCGAAGAACGCCTCGCCGCCGCGCAGCGCAACCACGCCGCGACGCAGCAGCGGGTCACCACGGTCACCGAGGACTACGAGCGGGCGCAGCGCAACGCCACCGAGGCCACCGAAGCCATCAAGGTCTCGGGTGAGGACTCCTCGGTGGCGATGGACAAACTCAGCAAGGCGCTGCACTCCGTCGATGACGTGAACCTGCGCCGGGCGCACAAGTCCATGATCGGTTTCGGTGCCGGGGCCTACAGCGCTGCCGCAGCCGTGTCTCTGCTGGGGCACGCCGCGCTCGGTATGTCCGGGTTCGCCTCCGCGATCGGCACCGCGTCCGGGGCCGCGCTGATCCTGCCGGGCGCCGCGTTCGCCGGGGCCGCCGCCGTGGGCACGCTCGCCCTTGGTGTGAACGGCCTGGGCGACGCGATGAAAGCCGTGGCCGAGGGGGACGCGAAGAAGCTCGACGAGGCGCTGAAAGGCATGGCACCCTCGGCCGCCGCCGTGGTGCGGGAGCTGGCCGCCCTGAAACCGCAGTTCGACGCGATGCAGGACGCGGTGCAGCAACGCCTGTTCGAAGGCGTGTCCGCGCAGCTCCGCCCGCTGGCCAATCAGTACCTCCCGATGGCGAACCGCGAGCTGACCGTCATGGCCGCCGGGTACAACGCCGCCGCGCTGCAAGCCATCGCATTCGTCCGCGAGGCCCGCACAGTCAACGACGTCAACGCCATGCTGGGCAACTCCAACACGGCGATGCGCGAGCTGGGCACCGCGACCGTGAACCTGCTGCCCGCGTTCCGCGACATCGCCGCCGTGGGAAGCGAATTCCTGCCCAACCTGACCGGCGGCGCCGCACTGGCTGCGCGCTCGTTCAGCGACATGATCGCCCGGATGCGGGAGTCCGGCCAGCTCCAGCAGATCATGATCAACGGGCTATCCCTGCTCGGGGACATCGCGATCGTGGCAGGAAACCTCGGCTCGATCCTGGCGTCGGTGTTCCACGCGGGCGCGACCGCCGGGGGCAGCTTCCTCGACACCCTCAAGTTCCTGTCCGGCGAGCTGGCCGCGTTCCTCAAGACCCCCGAGGGATCGGCCGCCCTGCTCACGTTCTTCACCACCGTGCATGACGTGGTGGTCGGGCTCTCGCCCGGCCTGCGCGCGGTCCTCGGGGCACTGGCCCAAGGGGTCGTGATCCTCGGGCCGAGCGTGCCGCCCCTGGCGAACGCCTTCTCGGCCGTCGCCGTCGCGCTCGCCCCGCTGCTGGTGGACGCCGCCTACCTCGCCGCCGACCTGATCCCGAAACTGGCGGCGGGGGTCCAGTTCTTGGCCCCGGCGCTCGGGCCGCTGCTGGCCGCCTTCGGGGCCGGGGTCCTGGCGATGCGCGCCTGGTCGCTGGCCATGCGCGGCATGATGTTCGTGTCCACTGTGGTCAGTGTCGTGCAGGCGCTCACCACCGCGCAGCACGGGCTCAACGCGGCGATGCGGGCCAACGTCATCGGCCTGATCGTTACCGCGATCGCCGCGCTGGTCGCCGGGTTCCTCTACCTGTGGAACCACTCGGCCGGGTTCCGGGATTTCTGGATCGGGATCTGGGAGGCGATCAAGGCCGCCGTCCTGTTCGCCTGGCAGAGCATCCTCAAGCCCGCGTTCGACGGAATCGTTGCGGCGCTGCGGTTCCTCGGTGACATCGCGACATGGCTGTGGGTCACCGTCCTCCAGCCGACGTTCTCGTTCATCGGCCAGGCCGCCGGAATCCTGGCCGCGATCCTGACCACGGTCCTGATCGGGCCTTCGGTGCTGGCGTTCCAGGCGCTCGCCGCCGTGGCGACGTGGCTGTGGGACACCGTGCTGCAACCCGTGTTCTCCGCGCTGGGCGCGTTCTTCGGCTGGCTGTGGAACACGCTGCTCAAGCCTTACTTCGACGCCTGGGTGTTCGTGTTCACGCTGATCGGCAACGGAGCGATGTGGCTGTGGGCCAACGCGCTCCAGCCCGCGTTCTCCGCGATCGGGTCGTTCCTGGGCTGGGTCTGGAACACGCTGCTCAAGCCGTACTTCGACGGCTGGCTGTTTGTGATGCGGCTGGTCGGCGACGCGGCGACCTGGCTGTGGGACCACGCGATACGGCCCGCCTGGGATGCCATCACGGGCGCGCTGTCCTGGGCCTACGACAACGTGATCAAGCCCGTGTTCGGCTGGTTCAAGGACCGGATCGACGACGCCAAGCGCGGTTTCGAACTGTTGCAGGAGACCACGAAGCGGGTGTTCGACACCATCGTGGGCTTCATCAAGCCACCGATCCAGTTCGTGATCGATGTCGTCTGGAACAACGGCCTGCGCCGGGTGTACAACGCCGCCGCCGCGCTGATCCCCGGCGTGAACGAACTGCCCGAACTCCGTCTCGCCCGAGGCGGAGTGATCCCCGGATACGCACCGGGGCGGGACACGGTGCCCGCGCTGCTCTCGCCCGGGGAAGCGGTGCTCGTCCCGGAGCTGGTGCGCGTGATCGGCCCGGCCACGATCCTCGCGGCCAACGCCGCCGCCATGTCCGGCCGGGCGTACTCGCGCGGCGGACTGGTCGGCCGGTTCGCCGAAGGCGGGATCGTCGGCCCCGCAACCGGAACGGCCGGGGCCGCTGCCGCGACCACGGCCACCGCCACGAACCCGGCCGCGTCCACAGCTGCCACCGAGGCGTTGAACGTGGCCTCGGCGGCGCTGGCCGAGACGGTGAACACGGTCCTCATCCCGGCCGTGCTCGTCCTGGAACAGCACACCGGAGTGCTGCTCCCGCAGGCGAACACGCAGCTCGGGATGAGCCTGGCCACGCTGCAACTGAACGCGATGACCGTGTGGACCGCGATCACCAGCCACATTGTCTCCAGCGACACCGCGCTGACCCTGCGGCAGTGGCAGCTCCAGGCCGATCTGGCCACCTCGTGGAACGTCATCGCCGCGTCGGTGTGGGGTTCGGTCAACGCGCAGAACAGTGCGTTCGGCGCCTTGCATGGTGGGCTCGCCGCCGTGCGGGACGCGGTGAGCTTCACCGCGGGTTGGGTGCATGACCGCTTCGCTGAGATGCAGGGGCACGCGGCCCGGCCGGTGTCGTGGATCTTGGCGTGGCCGGTGAACGCCGGGCTCGTGGCCGCGTGGAACAAGTTGAACGCGGACTTCTCCCTCGGCAAGTTCGTGCCCCCGGTCCCGATTCCGTTCGCCTCCGGCGGCCCGGTACCCGGCTCAGGCAACACCGACAAGATTGCGGCGCTGTTGACCCCTGGCGAGTACGTCTTGCCCAAGCGAGTGGTGGAGGCGTGGGGCGTCGGCAACATTCGGGCCGCCCATGTGGCCGCGCTGCACGGGAACTTCCCCGGTCTGGAAGGACTGCTCGGCGACGACATTCACCGCGCGCAGGTGGTTCCCGGCTACCAGTCGGGCGGACTGGTAGCGGACACGGGCTCGGCGATGAACGCGGCCATTGCCCGGGTCGTGCAGTTCGGCCGGTCCATGCATGGCCGCCCGTACGTGTGGGGCGGCTCCTCGACGGCCGGAACCGACTGCTCGGGCTGGCAGGCCATGCTCAAACGGGCCGCACTCGATCAGCAGCCCTATGACCGGCGGGAATGGGCAACCGGCGGTGTGAGCCCCGGCAGCCCTCCCCCGGGGTTCGTCAGCGGTATCAACGGCACGTTCGCGATCGGCGTGTCCCACGGACACACGGCCGGGACCATCGCCGGGATCAACGCCGAGTCCGGCGGCTCCCACGGCTATGTCGCGTTCGGCCCTCCCTCGGCCGGGGCCGACCACCCGCAGTTCCCCATGCACTTCCACATCGCCGAACTCGGCGGCCAATTCGTCTCGGGCGGAGGCGGGTTCGACCCACGAGCCATAGTGGACGCCGCGTTCGCCAACACCTACCGGATGGTCGACGACGTGACCCGGTTCTTCCCGGGCAACATCGCCGCTCAGCACGGACAAGGGATCACGCGGCAGGCCGCCGACCGCGTGAAGGAGTACGCGGTCGGGAAGCTGACCGAGCTGTACGCCAGCACCGCCCTGGGCGCGGGCTCGCCCGAGGTCGTGGCCGCCGTGCGGGCCGTGGCGACCCGCTACGGGTGGGGGAGCGGCCCGCAGTGGGACGCGCTGTCATGGCTGATCGGTCACGAGTCCGGCTGGAACCCGGCCGCGAAGAATCCGACCAGCAGCGCCCGCGGGTTGTTCCAGAAGATGGAGAGCGTTCACGGCCCGGTCGAACCGACCGCCGCCGGGCAAGCCGAGTGGGGGCTCCGCTACATCGCCAGCCGCTACCGTGACCCGCTCGGCGCGAAAGCGTTCTGGCAGGCGCACCACTGGTACGACGAGGGCGGCTGGCTCCAGCCCGGCTACACCCCGGTCTACAACGGCACCGGCAAACCCGAACTGGTGTTGCCGCACGACACCGCCCACAACGTCCTCGGCGCCCTCCAGCAGGCCAGCGAGCCCATGCGGATCGTCGGCGAGCTGTCCATCGCCGACGACGGGCTCAAGGTCTATGTGGACGGCCGGATCGAGGAACGGGACCACGCGACCGGCACCGCCATCGCGCGAGGCGTACGAATCTAGGAAGGCACAGCACCCGTGAGCTACGAGTACCGCGACGCCCGGAACTACTACTTCGGGACGCTGCTGAACGGGGCCTCGGTGTCGGACACCAGCCTGTCGGCCGCCGTGTTCGCCAGCCTGCCCGGCGGCTGGTACAGCTCGAACACCCCGAGCGTGTACATCCCGCTGGTGCTGGGCGATCCCGCGACCGGCAACCACGAGATCGTGTGGGTCATCGGCCACGAAGCCTCGTCCCAGACGGTCACTGTCCTGCGTGGACGCGAGGGCACCACCGCGCAGGCGTGGTCGGCGGGCACGCAGGTGGTGTCCGCGCCGACCGCCAACCGCGACAGCATCCCAGTGATCTCCTGGTCCGCCCTGCCTGGCGACGCGCACGTGGGGATGCGTGCCGCCGCGACGGACAAGGCGTACGTCGCCGAGAAGACGTATGCCTCGGGCTGGCAGGCCAGTTGCGGGGTCGCGCTTCCTGATCAGGTCGGCAAACTGCGGGGCGGCGCGGCGCCACCTTCCTCGGCGGCGATCGTGATGCGGGGCGGGCACAGCACCGCCACCACGAACTCGGGCGGCGAAGCCACGCACACCTTCCTTGCGCCGTTCCCGAACTCCTGCCTGGCTGTATGCGTGCTGCCCAGCGCCGATACCTGGATCGGGCAAATGCTGCTCGTGTCCGAAACCGCGTCCGGGTTCACGCTGCGCGCGTACCGGCCCGTCGACTTCAACACCTCCGTCCCGGTCGGGGCTGGCATCGCCCTCACCGTGTCCTACGTGGCTCTCGGGTACTGACGAGGTGGCGCGATGACCTACGCGCGTGACCCCTGGGCGCGGTCTCCCTACGGCGCCGGGACAGGGACGGAGAGCCCGCGACCGCCCGGCCAGGTCGAGCTGCCGCCGCCGATCCCCGGCGGGACCGCGACCTGGACCTACCTGGCCCACCCCGTCTTCGGGTGGGCGCGGCTCGGGTGGGCTGGGGGAGCGCCCGCGGTCACCTACCCCGGCGGCGGGGTGTCGATCGCCCCCGACCCCGAGCGGGGCGTCATGCGGGTCTCGGCGTGGTGGCCGAACGCGACAACCCTGCTACTGCTCCGCCAGCACCCCGACGCCAGCCTGCACCCGGTCCGGGGAGCCTGGCCCATCCCCGTCCCCGAACCGACCCGGAAGAACCACTGCCTCAACCCGTCGCTCGAGGCCGGTCTCCACGGGTACGTGCCCGAAGCCGGAAACCCCGCGCTCACCCGCATCACCAGCTCGGTGCCGCGCGGATCCGCCGCGCTGCGCGCCACCGTGGCCACTGGTAGGGCCTGCGGCATCACCGTGCCCGTGTCCCTGCCCGGCGGGCAGGACGTGACCGTGGGCCTGGACCTGCGGTTCCCGGAACGCCCGAGCACGGTGACCGTCCAGATCGGCTGGACCGACAGCGGCGGGGTCGCGCTCCCGCCGGCCGCCGCGACCCTGACCGCCGACGAGATCAACCAGTCGGTAGCCCAGTGGAGCCGCCACGTGCTGCACTTGCCCACCCCGGCCCAAGGCGTCGACCCCACGGTCAAGCTCATCGCGGACGGGCTTCCCGACTCCGGGGTGATGGACGTCGACGGCATCACCATCGAACGCGGCACCACGGACGGCTCGTTCTTCGATGGGAACACCCCAGGGGGCACTTGGCTCGGCGTCACCAACCTGTCCGCCTCGCTGTTCGCCGCCGTGCACACCATCGACGACGGCGAATGCCCCCTCGACACCTCGGTCCGCTACCTCGTGGCCAACCCCGCACCGACCGGCGGACGCATGATGTCCGGCCTGGCCAACCTGGACAGCCGAGGCCGCACCTGGCTGACCCACCCAGCCCATGTGGACCGACCGCTCGTCGTGCAGGTCGGCGCGGTGCCCGACCGGGAACGGGCGATCGACCAGGGCGTGTTCTACCCGCTGGGCGCGCAGTACCCCATCGTGGTGTCCTCGGCCCGCCGGAAAGCATCGACCGGCAGCCTGACCCTCGGCGTGTTCAGCTTCGCCGAGCGGGACCGCCTGCTCGGCTGGTTCGCCGACCTGCAACCCGTGCTGCTCCGTGCCCCCGGCGAGTTCGGCTACGGGCCGGGTATGTGGCTCGCGTTGGAATCCATCACCGAGTCGGCCGGGTCCCGCCGCGCCTACCAGCAGACGCGGCTGCTCACCATCCCTTTCCGGGAGGTCGCCGCCCCCAGCCCGCTCACGGTGTGACGAGGGGAGCGGGGCTGTGTGGTCGCTGTCCACCGCCGCACGGATGGCCCTCGGGCAAACCCACGCGATGCAGGCACGGGCCACCGTGTACAGCCCCGGGTACGGCGTGCTGGAACTCCCGATCTCCGGCGGCACGGTCGAGATCGACGCGACCAGCAAGGTCCGCCGCACAGCCACGCTGGACGCCGACCCGCGGTGGTGGCCACGCAGCCCGCGTGACCTGCTCGCCCCGTTCGGCTCGGCCTGCCAGATCGACTACGGCATCGTTCTGCAGGACGGCCGGGTCGAGTGGGTGCCCCTGATCTACGGCTACCTCGACGAGACCACCCGCACCCGGCCCTCGACCGCGGGCGGCGCGGTGTCGGTCAAGCTGGTCGACCGGGCGGCCAGGGTCGCCGAAGACCGGCTCGACGTGCCCGCCCAGACCATCCCGAACGCCACGGCCGTCTCCGAAATCGCGCGTCTGGCCCGCGAAACCCTCGGTACCGGTGTCGAGCTGGTCGACCAGACCGGCGCGGGCACCATCGCGCCCGTCATCGTGATCGAGCGGGAACGCTGGGACGCGGTGGAGAAACTGGCCGACTCCATCGGCGGCGAGGCGTTCTTCGACCCCCTCGGGCGGCTGGTCGTGCGCAAGCAACCCACCCTCGACGCGGTGCCGGTATGGACGGTACGGATGGGCGATGGCGGGAACCTGCTCACCGCGAAGGACAAGCTGTCCCGCGAGCTGGTCTACAACCGGATCGTCGCCTCCGGACAGCGCACGGACGGCGTGCCCGCCGTGTACGCCACCGCGACCGACACCACTAGCCCGGCCTACTACGGCGGCCCGTTCGGCAAGAAGCCCCGCTTCTACACCAGCGAGTTACTGACCACGGTCGCGCAGTGCCAGACGACCGCGGACTCCCTGCTCGCCCGCGTGCGTGGAATCGCGGCACAGATCGAGGTCGAGCTACTGGTCAACCCGGCGCTGGACGCCGGGGACGTGCTGATCGTCCTCGACCCCGACACCGGAGAAACCCGCCACATCATCGACAAGGTCTCGATCCCGCTAACCCCGGACGGCACGCAACCCATCACCACCCGATCCGACGAACTGCCCGCCGAAACCTGACAAACGGGGATGGCCGATGAACATCGCCGAAGCCGTAGCCCGCGTGATTGACCAAGCGCTCGCCTCGCGCCGGAAGGTCGGCACCGTCACCGGAGTCTCCGGAACCCGGGTGATCGTGTCCGTCCAAGGCGGCTCACTCACCCTGCCCCGGCTCGCCAGCTACACCCCAGCCACCGGAGACATCGTGCACATCGACGCGACCGTGCCCGGCGCATGGCTCGTACTCGGCAAGACCGCCTGACACGCAAAGGAGAAAACCCGTCATGGCCAACGCGCTCAGCGATGTCGCCGACCTCGCGGTCAACCCGACCTTCATGCGCAAGGTGCAAGCCGCAGCAGTGCGCACCGCGCGCAACATCAGCAGCGAAGACCAGACCGGCATGGACCCCGTACGGGCCGGGCAACGCCGCGACCTCGCCCGCCAGGTCCTCCAGGACTCGACACACTGGGCAGGCGCGTTCGCCTTCGCCATCGCCGCCGACGCCACCACCTCCACCGCCAGCACCGACGCCGTGATCATGACGCAGGTCGCCGCCGTATGGGACGGCATGATCGGCGCGCAATCCTCGCCGCCCGCCGAGTAGCCCGCGCACCAGCTCCTTCTCACCGGCCCGGGTAGCGCGGCGCCCGGCGCGACCCCCGTTCCCAGGGAGGCGCGCAGGTGCAGCTGCTCGCCGCCGACACCACACCCGCCGGTCCACCGTGGCTGGTCATCACCCTGGCCTGCGCCGCCGGGCTAGCCACCTTGCTCACGGCCGTGATGCCGCTGCTCACCGAGAAGGTGAAGCAACGCCACAAGCCCAGCGATCCGCCCCCGCCTCCAGTGCAGCGCGCGGACAAGGCGCTCGACCTCCTCGAACAGGCGATGACCGACCTGCGCGCCCAACTCGACCGATGCCAGCGCGAAACCGCGCGACTGCGCCGACTTCTGGAACGCCGCGCCACCAAACGAGCCCACCGCGGGGAGCAGACATGACCGACGACCACACCCGTGTCCCCGAGTCGCTGGCCGAGATCCGGCGCGGAATGCACGCGGCAGTCGAGCAAGCCCCGCGCCAGGCAGCCGAAGCCGCCCGCCACGAAATGCGCCGCTGGTGGGTATGGGCCGTGCTCGCCTCCTGCCTCGTCGCCCTGTTCGTCGGCGCCGCCGCCGGCCTCGGCGTGCTCAACCTCTACGGCAGGCAGGCCACCACGGACGCGGCCGTCGACGCCCTGCGCCACCAGGCCGAGACCTCCAAAGCCAGCGGCGAGGTTGCGAACGCCGAACTCGCCCGGCGCGGCCAAGCCCCCGTGCCGATCCCGCAGCCGGGAACCGGAGACGACACCGAAGTCCTCGTCAGCTCCGCCACCGCCCGGGTACTCGCCACGCTGCCCAGCACCCGGCCCGGCCCCGCCGAGCTGGGCCGGGCCGTCGCGGACTTCCTCGCACAGAACCCCGTCACCCCGGGAATGCCAACACCCCAGCAAATCAACACCGCGCTGGCCGCCTACCTGGCCACCAGCCCACCGCCACCCGGCCCTCCCGGAACCGCCGGACTGCCCGGCCCACCGGGACCGTCCGGAACCCCCGGAAGCGAAGGCACACCCGGCGAGCCGGGAGCCCCCGGACCTCCCGGCCCGGCCGGGCCGCCCCCGTCGCCCGAGGAGATCCAGGGCGCGTTCCTCGCCTACGTCCACAACAACCCCGACGCGCTGTGCCCGCGCGGGGGCACCTACTCCCAACTCCGGGTCGTCACCGTCGAGGGCGGCACGAGCGACACCTGGCAATGCGTCGTCGGAACCACGCCACCCCTTCCGACGAGATAGCTACTACAGGTAGATGTACAGGTCGAACCACGGAGGCGTGGGCGGCCAATACACAAGCCGACAGTCCCAGGCTTGCCAGCGCCCAGCGAGTCGGCCGTTCTCGCCGATTTCCCCGCAGGTTTCGCCGGACCAATACCAGTCGTAGTACACCCAGCGCGCTTGAGCGGACGCGTCCTGATTGTCCACTCGCTGTACGGACGAGTTGCTCGCCGCGCTCGCTGGACTCGCTGACACGGCCAACCCGGCGGCCATGGACAACGCGATGGCGGCTGCACCGACCAGCTTCTTAGCTTTCATCACTTCCCCCAACTCTTTTCGTGAACACGTATGCGGTCACGTCTTAAAAGCGTGCCGTGCCGTGTGCCCTCCCGTTTTCCCCTTGAAGCACGATTCCTCTCCCTCCCCAGAGGGATTAACGGAGGTGGGTAATGACGTGGCGTGTAGCGCGCGCCCTGGACACCCTGCTGGCCCAGCTCAACGCCAGGGCGCCGAACCGGTCCAAAGCGTCCGATGGGTCGATCGGCGACGTCGCCCACGCGAGCCGGAACTCCGACCACAACCCGTGGTACATCGTCAACGGCGTCGGCGTGGTGACCGCTCGGGACTTCACTCACGACCCGCGCGGCGGGCTCGACTGCCAGTGGCTCGCCGACACGCTGGTCCGCTCCCGCGACCACCGCATCAAGTACCTGATCTGGCAGCGCCGCATCCTCGACACCCGGCCGCAGTACCACCCATGGCAATGGAGGCCCTACAGCGGCTCGAACCCGCACACCAAGCACCTGCACATCAGCGTCCAGCCGAACGCGAGCTGCGACGACACGCGCCCCTGGAACCTCGGCACGGAGGACGACATGTTCAACGATGACGACCGCCGCATCCTGCGGATGATCAATTCGGACCTCGGCAAGGTGTACGACACGACCGGGGTCACCGCGGGCGCGTTTCTCGCGCGCCTGGCCAAGCTCTTCCCGCCGATCGACGACGCTGGGATCGCGAAGCGACAGGGCCATTCGGCCGGCGACCTCACCAACGCGGCTCATTCCGCGTGGGAGCACGCGATCTTTACGGCCTGGCCGCGCATCCAAGCGATCGAAGCAGCGCAGGCCGAACAGGGCCGCAAGCTCGACGCCATCCTCGCCGGGTTGGAGAAGCTCGGAGCGGCACGGCCGTAGCGCCCACATACCCGCATTGGCGAGAAAGGCCCCCAGGATCCTGAGTGGATCTTGGGGGCCCTTCTCGACGGAAATCAGGAATCGAGGGTGATGCTTTGCCGGTCGGGGGAGATGGTCCAGCGCCATGCGGACAACGGAGGTTCACCCCGCTTCTGCCACCATCGGTAGGCTACTTCCGCCTCATCCCATAACCGGCGTGGCCCGTACTGCCGCACGGCGAACCGCTCGTTCTTGTCGGGGACCACACTTGCCCACGAGCCGGTCAAGGGGTCCCGGAGCCACGCCACCCCGTGAGACCGCTCGTCAGTGCGCTTCCATACAGTCGACCGGCACGAGGGCACCGCGACAGCGATTGGCCACCGATGATCGTCAGCGAGCAGCGGCACCCACGGGGACAGGTCGGTATGGGACAAGTCGGCCGCCGGATCATCCCACTGTTGATCTCCCACCGGAGAGGAAGCGACCCGCTGAGACCGCATCTCCATGAACCCGACTTGCATATCGGCAGCGCGGCCGTGCGCGATCCCATCATCGCCCACGACGAACCGCACCAGCGGCCCGGATGCCAAATCGGCCCGCATCGGCGCGAGGATCACGCCGCCAGGCCGTGTCCGGTCCACCCACCAATACGGCAACTGGCCAATATGGATGCCAGCCGTGGCGATGACCCGATCGAACACGCCAGCCACGGTGTCGGACGCAGCATCGGCCACGTGCGTGCGCACGTCGGCGAACCCCGCCGCGTCCAGCCGTCTACGTGCTTCGGCCGCCATCACCGCGTCAATCTCCACGGTGTCAACGTTCCCTTGCTCGCCAACCATGGACGACAACAGCGCGGCGTTCCAACCGGTACCGGTACCGATCTCCAGCACCGACTGCCCTTGCTGCACATTCAGCTCGGACAACATGCCGAGCACCGCGGAGGGCATCGAGGCCGAGCACGTCGGCCGCGTGCCAACATCGGGCCACTCGGTCGCGCCGTCGTCGAACTGCGTGACGATCACACGATTCGAGTGGACGGCTCGCAGCCACCGCTGTTCGTCCGCCGTACGATCGACGGGCTCGTACGGACCGCTCTCGTTCTCTTGAACCCACATTCGCGCGGGAATGAACGACGTCCGGGGAACCGTGTGCAGCAATGAGAGGTGCTCGGCCGGGAAGGTCCCGGCCGAGCGCAACTCTTCGATCAACGCGAGCACGTTGTCACCGCTGGCGGTGAGGTTCACTTCCCGTACTCTTTGGGATCGATGTCATCGCTGGTCTTTCCGGTCTGCTTGTCGTCTTCCAGTGAATGGTCGTTCTTGTCGTCACCCATGGTTGGACCTCCTATCAGTGGTTACCCTATTCGCCCACGCGTGCCGCGTGGAACCTCTATCACCCGCGAGCTGTAAACTCGCTGGCCGACGCACCGAATCAGCCCGCTGAAACCTGGACCTTCACGGGCTCTTGGCCCTCGGACAGGGAAGTCACGTTCTCGACGAAGTCCTTGTGCGCCACCGCGTCCGTGATGATCATAGGCATCCCGCTCGATTCGGTGGACACGACCGCTCCTCGGCTACCCAGTGCCACCAATCGCAGTTCGCCGTTGCGCTTCCGCACCAGGGCCCCGCCCGAATAACCTTCGCGTGCGCCGCCGGGCGGTTCAATGTTGGCCGCGCACAGCTCGGCTACGCCGATTCGACCGAGTTTTGCGCATTGGGGTGGGATGATCGTTGTTTCGAGTTGTTCCACCTCGCAAGTTCCCTTCAAGCCGTCTGGCCACCCCAGAAAGCTGACTTGATCACCCACCACGGCTGCCATGTCGTCGATCCTGATCGTCGGCAGATCCACGGGTTTGTCCAGCTTGAGGAGAATGATGTCGTGTCGCCAGGGACGCTTGCCCTTGATACGGGCCTCGGGATGTCGAACCAGTTGAACGACCCTCCGCAACTCCCCGCCTTCCTCGATACGTCGCGAACCCACACGAACCTTGAACGACTTATACCTCAGGGGAACTTCATTCGGGTCCTGCGGGTTCAGTGGTTCCACAGTGAAGCCATGTCCGCAGCTGACCACCCATTCCGGATGCACCAACGCGCCAGCACACGTGTAGTGGTCCTTACGTTCACGGGCAGGCGCGTCATACATTACGGCAGCGAGCCATGGGGTGTTGTGCCACACCTCGTCACCTGTGGCAATGTGCGGTTTTTTGGGAAGTTTCGCGACCGCTTCGTCGTAGAGATTGGCCATTGCCCATTTAGCGTAGGCGAGCCATCCCTTGCCGATTAGCTTGAATATGAACGATACCAACTTGTTTCCTTGATTTAGTTAGTTCAGTTATCGTCGAGGTCTCTCGTTGGCCACAAGGGCCATGTGGGTGTCTTGGCTAGCAGCCAATCATGCAACGGGCGAGGGCGTTCCGGCCCGGCGTTCTCCTCGATCGGTTCCTCGTCCTCCGGGGTCACGGCCGGAAACTCGACAGTGGGCTCGTCATCCCTGCGAAACCAACGAAACGAGTCCGCCATTGCCTTCCCTGTCGCACACTTGGCGAACGGGGGAGAGTTACCCGGTTTGGTCGACCTCGGTCCCGTCCGGTTTCAATTCGTCGATCTGTTGCTTTCCTGCTTCAGTGCAGAAGTAAATAAGACTGAGCAGGCCAGGCGTTCGCTCCTCTCTCTTGTTGTCCAGCAGGCCTCTTCGGTGCAAAATCTTGACGAGGTTGTATGCGCGGGATATCGAAAATTCGGCTTTAACTGCGACTTCATTGCAGGTAAGGCCATTGCCGAGCATCCCGTCGAACGCGAGAAGCGCCTGCTTCTCGTCCTTGTCGATCTTTATGCGTGTCGCCATTCTCTTCCCCGAGTTTCGGGCTCTATGGAATCCGGCCGAGGGCGCGTCGGGGGATGGGGAGGTGCACGCCCCCGGCCGGAAACTTGGGGGTCAGAAGAAAGGCCACTCAAGCACTTGGCGCACTACGTCCACAATGGTTCCCTCGGCGACCTGTTCGACCTCTGGCTGCGTGCCCTTCGGCCACGGATAACCACGCCGTTCGTACCGCAGAGCGCCAGAGGCCCGGGGGCCGTCGGGTACCAATGTCATGAGATCAACAAAGGCTCCGACGAACCGCCGAAAGAACAGGTCGCCATTTTGTCCGGGTCCATTGTAGACAAAGCGACCACGCAAGATTGCGACTTGAATTGCTTTCGCGTCGCGAGCGGTGGCCAGATCGGGTGCGAACCCGATCGAGAAGCCACTCAGTTTCTTGTGCTGGACCCCAAGGGGCGGGACCCAGAGACAGCTCTGCGTGCTCATCGCCTTACCTCCTGTACCGGGGTAAGACGCTACGAAAGGCTTAGGAACGGGTGTGCGCTAAAAGTACACAACCGTTGACTTTCACCCGTTCGACGCAATTCCGGTCGGCGCGACACCCATTCGCCAGGCCAGTCCGCGAAGCTCTTGACCGCCCGATTCGCGCTGGACCGCGCGGAGCGCCGCTGAGACCGCTTCCCGGTCGACCACGCTGTTGCGTATGCGCAGCGGGGCCATGTCTTCGGCTTTCAGCATGTACGCGACGCCCTGCTTGCGGGTCTTGGCCCTTCCCATCAGCGACCGGGCCAGAGTTGCCCAGTACTCAGCCTGGCGGCTGATCGAGGGCAACTGGTCGATCGGTACACCCTCGGCCAGCTCGATCACCTTGCCGGGCTCCTGCTGCTCCTCGGCGACCGCCATGCGCCACATTCGATTGTTGACCGTGCCGAACCACAGCGAGGCCCAGCGCATCACGGGGTCGGGCATCCGGTCGGCCAGAGTGTCGGCTTCGGCCAGGTGCTCGGCGGCCTGGTCGGTGTTTCCTTGCGTCGCGGCCGACAGCGCGGCATTCAGGTGCAACATGCCCGCGGCTTGCATCGCATCCGATCCATCGGACGCACCGGTCAGATTGCCAGTGGCGTTCACAGCCCGGTCATAGTGCCGCGCTCGGTCAAGCGCTGCTGCGGCCTGCCCCCGCAGCCACACCGAATACGCGCGCCACTCAGGAGCGTCCACTTCTTCCGCGACCTGCTCGGCACGCACCGCTGCGAGCAGTGGAAGGCCACGACCACCGAGGCGTTTCGTGGTGTACATCGCCGCCGCGTAGGCGTGCAGGAGATTGACAAGCACCGTGGGGCGCAGTGAGGGCTGCCGTACATAGAACGCATGTAGCTCGCCGAGCAGCTTGGGGGCGAGGCGGCCCTGCTCCGCGTAGTTAGAGGCCCAGTGCGTCGCCTTCACCAGCCGATCGACATCGGTCTGCACCTTGGGCCATTCGCGGGTGGGCACCTCTGGGTCGATGCCTAGCTCGTAGCTGTCCAGGGCGCACTCCAGCTCGTAAAGCGCGCTGTGTGCCTCGGAGCTTTGTGCATCGGTAGGCGCCCACGGCTTGCCCGTGATCTCCAACGGGCTGACCCGGTAGGTCATGGCCAACCCTTCGAGTACGCGTCGGTTGTTGATCGGCTTCTCGCCTCGTTCGAGCTGGCCAAGGTAGCCGTGCGAGATGCCCGAGAGTTGGGCCGCTGTGCGCAGGTCCAGACCGCGCCACGACCTGATTTCGCGCAACCTGCGGCCGATCACGCCGTGGTCGTCCGGGAGCTGGTGCTGATCCATGGCGAACCTACCTCTCGTTCGCGGAGTACGTAACTCGCGGAACCGCCTCGGGTGACTGCCGAGGCTCACTCGTTAGATGCAACCAAGGCTACCCGCAGCCGTTTACCAGGGGGTAACGCGAGGGGAAAAGCCCCTGTTCAATGCGCTTGAGCAGGGGCTTTCTGCTAGATCCGGAAGCGAGGGCTTCCCCCTTCGAAGCAGGTTGCCAACGCTGGCCACCGGTCTAGCCAAACGGGCTGGTGAGCGCTCACTAGGAGCAGAACAACGAAGGCCCCCGACACGGCGGGCGCGCGTGTCGGGGGCCTGGACAGATCGGCAGAGGGCTTACTCGGGCGGGTTCTCCCCGTCCCGCACATCCCGCTTCGGGTTGTTGAATGCTGGTGCCTCGAGGTCGTGCTCGGCGGGCTGGACGTAGACCGGCACCTCGTCCGAGAGTGGCCACGCCTCCAAACCGGCCTTGCTAGCGCACCCACCGCACACCCGCACAGCCAGCGGGAACACCCCTGCTGGAGCGGTGACGGCCATACCTCCGCCGGACTCCAGGGTGGGCTCGTGCCCAGTCCCGACCGCCAGAGTCGCGAGGGCCTCGTTGGCGGGTAGGCCGAGAGCGACGAGCCCCGCCAGAACGAATTCGGCCTCGCCGAGGAGCACCAGAGCAGTGTCCGTGCCGCGACCGCACACGGTGCACGCACCGCGGTAGTCCCCTCGTAACCCCGGCGCGGGGAATCCTGCCGGCCGGGGCGGCTCCTGCTCGGTCACGAGGCCGCTCCGTCCGGTCGGTCCAGCACCACGTACGGGTCGGTCGTCAGCACGATGGAGGTGCCAAGGTCTCCCTCCCATGTGACCCACAACTGCCCCCCGTTGCCGTCCACAATGGTGCCTTCGGTGCCGACCGGAACGGGGTACGGCTCCTCCGGCTGCTCCCCGGTCATGCGTATCCGCGTACCCACCGGCTCGGGGGCGGCCTGCGAAGTGGACCGGAGGAACGCGCGGACCTCTTCGGACGGGTCGGTCATCGTGCCGGTCACTCCTGTTCCCGGTACTCGTCGCGGAAGTCGGGATGGTCGGCGTAGTCCACGGCGTGCTTTAGTAATGCCCTGTGCAGCAGATGTACGGCGTCGGGTGCCAGCGCGCCATTCGCGGCGAATTGAAGACACTGCTCATAGCGCTCGAGCAGCGTCAGCTTGGTTAGCAGCTCACGAAGCTTGGGCGACCCCTCCGGCTCCTGAACCACTTCCTCTTCCCAGCGTGCGAGGAGGAACCGGGCGACGTCGGGCTCCTCCGTAGCGGGCTGGGTAGCGAGAAGGCGTTCAAGGAGTTGGTTCGTGCGGCGCTGCTCGTTGAGCAGGGACAGGCCGGTCCGGTTGTTTTCGCGGTTGGCGGTTTCGAATTCCAGCTTTGTCACCAGTGGCCACAGTGTCTTGAACACGGCAGTGGTCGACTCGTCATCGGTTGTCATCGTTTAGTCCTTTTCAGCTTGGGGTGACAGGCGTGCGGCTGCGGCCTGCTGTTCGTCGTCGTTCCTCGTCGAGGCCCTTGCGGACGAGGTGACGGATCGCCCCCGCCCGCCTCATCTCGTTGTCTCGTGCCCACTGCTCGACATCTCCCTTGAGTTCGTCGCCGAGGTTCAGCCGGCGGATCTCGCCGCCGATTCGACGCCGACCTCGGTGCCCGGCTCGTCCCGGATGCGGACGCAGGAGCGTGTATGCGCTGTTTCGGAGGTCGACGCAGGGGTTTCCTGCTTGCTGCCTGCATGCTGGGCAGTCTTCGTACTGTGACCAGTCGACTCGCCTAGCACGCCTTCCTGCGTAGACGTGGATCCGCGCGCTCATGTGCCCAGGTCCCAACCCGGGAAGAACACGATGATGCCGAGTTCGTCCATGTTCTGAATCCGTGCATCCCTGAGCAAGGTTGTGACGTCGGGGGAGACGCCCGCGGGTTCCTGAATGGCCGACTGCGCCAGCCTCGCGCCGAACAGTGGGAGCCGCTCGTCGGGCATGACCACGCCCCAGCCTTGCTGGTGCCAGCGGGTTCGGAACGGGTCGCGAAGGCAGTCAGGCGGGAGGTCTGCTCTTTGGATGGCCTCCTCGACGATGGATCGGGGGAATGTTCGTCGCATGGTGTCTGGGTCCTTTCGCTCATGTCCGGGTCCGGTTTCGTCCTGTGTGGACGCCGCACGCCTGCCTCTGGGCGGGAGGCAGGCGACGGGATCAACACACGACCGCCCTAGGCGACCTCGTGGAGTTGCTCGTTGTCGTCGTAGGCGAACACCCGGACTTGCTTGAACGGAGCGGCGAAGAAGATCGCGTACCCGCCGACCATCTTGAGCTTGAAGTCTCGCGTGTACCCTAAAATCCAGCGGTCAGGTTTAGTGTCGATCCAGCCCGGCGGTAAGCCGTCATCGTCCTGCCGGTGCACCTGCCTCCGCTTGTGGCGCTTCACCGCGAGGTGTGGGCACAGGTCCAACGACGCAATCGCGCAAGCTTCATGCATGGGCGGATCACCATACGTGCGCAACTCAGCGGCTTTCGGCCCGCCGAGGAACGTGATCCAGTAGTCGAGGCCCTCTCCGCACAGTCCACATAGTCTGAGTTCGGTGCACTCGAAAGCTCGCTCGTTACTGACCACGGCGAAGTTCACGTCCACGGTGCCGTCGTCCCGGACGTGCTCGTTCGCCCACGGGGTTGGAAGATTCCGCTTCGGGTCTATCGGTCTCGCCGCTAGTGCTTCTGGGATGGTTCTGTTCACGTCACCGGTACCTCTCGTGGTCGCGTCCGGGTCCATTTGCCGTCCTGTGTGGACGCCGCGCGTCTACCTCCGGGGGTCCGGGGAGGCAGACGACGGGATCAACGCAGGATCATCTATTGGGTTATCGCTCCCATCGATTGATTTGGTTCGCCCGTACATCATCAATGACCACGGTCACGACGATGGATTGATTACAGAAACGCTCAGTCATGTCACTGCGAAGCTTGGTGCAATGTTCCAGGTTGAAACTATCAACCCATTCACCGAGGTAGCGGATGTTTGGAAACGCAAGGTCAATCTGGTTGAAGCCAATACCCTCGACTTCCGTGTAGATGCTTCCGTGTACTTCAGCGTGTCTTGCGGATTGTGTGATGCGCTCCTGCGCTTGCCTATGAAAGTCGGGGATCTCAGGTGTGTTCATTACGGCTGCGCCTTCCCGTCCGCTTCGGCAGCTTTTCGTGCGCGCTGGGCCGACATGCCCATGCCAATGCAGACTGGCCCGTCCTTGCATACGTAGTGCCGCTTCAGGTGACCGTCGCGGTCAATGTCGGCGTCGTTGCCGCATCGCGGGCACCGAACCTTTGACGGGGGAAGCCCGAGTTCTTCCCGGAGCCACGCGCCCATGTCCGCCGCGGTGCGCCACTTCCCAGTACGCATACCACCGAGTGAGATCTCCGATGTGGCGTCCAAAGGGGCCTTGTCAGCGCGTGCACGTTCGATCTGCTCGGCGATATAGCCGGGAAGGCTCCCGAGTGCCTGGCCGACCTTGCGGATCCACGGGTATGCGTCGGCCGGTAGACCGTTGAAACGGTCGCACTGGTGCCGATCGTTGCGCACGGTCTGCTCAGCGCAGCCACATGCGAGGATATTGACTTCGTCCACAATGGTCTCCTTTCGGTTGTACTTGCACACGTGATAGAGGTGGTGAGCTAGCTGATCCAAGGCTTCGGCGAGGTTTTCCGGGTATGCCAAGGGAACCTCGTCGCCGTCCCGAGGGCAGAACAGCCGCCAGGGACCGTTTTTCCACCGCAGCATCACCGTGTGCTCGCGAATCCGGTAATGCCGTCGAGGAACGATGACTTCCCGTTCGGCCTTCCAGTTTCTCCAGTTGGGCACGGGAGGCGGGTCCTTGACGACGGCGTTCGCCCAGGCTTCACGCCCAGCCTTGGTGATCTTCCACTGGTAGCGGGGCTTGCGCGCCCGCGACTTCGGATCGCGGACACACTCGACCCACCCACGGCGCATTAGGGCGGGTAGAGACCGGCCGTCCTCTATCCGGACTACTTGATCTTCACCGGCTGACTCCAACACTGCGTGTTGGGCAGAAGTCATCGTCAGGTTAGCCATGCTCGCCCTCGGATGTGTCGTAGCCTTCTTTCTCTCGCCTGGACCGCTCAGCGCTGATGAAGGCTTCGGCGAACGCAGCGCCTTCGACTGTGTAGCGTTGCCGAAGGAAGTCCACCGACCACCGAGATAGCGCCTCCTGCAACAACTCCGTGGCGATGCCTTCTCGCCGCCGGTCAGCCCGAACCTGGATGGTGACCGCCCCGGCCCGCTCGTGCGGAGGGAAGTCCTGCGGGAAGTGGTTGAGGATGCCGATCAACGTGCCGTCGGTGCCTCGGTAGAGCAGGCAGTCCACATAGGCACCCGGGCCGAACTGCTCCGAGACGTCACCCCGGAAGTAGCTGATTCCAGGTGATCCCTCGGCCGGATACTGCCCGGCCTGCGAGGGCCAAGCGAACACCACCATCTCTCGGATCAAGCGGGAAAGCCCGCGTCCGCTGTTCACTCGGCAACCTCCTTTGTGTCCTCGACGGAGACCAGACCCATCCGCCACGAGGGGCGGCAGGCCGTACCGTGGGAGTGCGGGCACTCCATCTGATCCAGGTCCAAGTTCCACGCGTTGGTGGCTTCGTCCCGGACCAACGTCGGAGGCCCTTCCAGCTCGGTGACGTGCAAGTCGCACCAGAAGGTGTAGGCGCCGTCCTGAACCGGTGCGATGTTGTCGGCAAAGGATCGAAGCAGATCGGCTAAGAGGTTTCGTGCCACAGACCGGAATTCGAACTTCTGAATCTGGCCGGTGGAGGTTTCCTCGAAGCTGGCGCGCACCGTGCACCGACCGTCACCGCGATCGGTGACGGACCCGTACAGGCCCATCGTTCCTTTCTCGAACGCGTACCGCTCAGGTTCGACCACATTGGACTCGTCGGTCATCAGGATTGCCTCCCTCGATTGCCAGGGAGACGCAGCCTGCCCGTTTTGATCGCCCACATGAGGTGCCGCAGGTAGATCTCCGCCTTCGGCGTGATCGACGTGTCGTCCCCCGCGCGGTTAACGCCACCGAGGAACACGGCGGTGCCGTAGTACATCTGGTAAATGTCGCCGTTGAAGCCGTACACGGCCGCCGTGGCGTACTCGTTGGGCATCGGGAGCTGCACGAGCATCCCGTCCCCGTCGACGTACATGGTGGCGTCCAGCCCGTCTCGGCCGAGGCGCACGGCTTCCACGTGGTCGCAGTTGATCGTCCGGTACAGCGTGTCGAGCAGGCCGCGCCCGGCGTCGGGTGCGACGTTCTCGCTGAGTTCGCCGTCCGGGGTAAGTACGAGGAACCTGACCTCGGTCACTGGTCATCACCCCCGACGCGTCGTAGCGGCCCGTCGACGGCCTCTCGTAAGGCTTGGTGGAGTCCCCACAGGTGGAGCACCTGGCCCAAGTCCATTCGCTGGCCATGTTGCTGCTTGAACACCTCGGCCACGCGGACGAGCAGAAGTGCCCAATGCCCCGCCTCGATCAGGCGGGCACATGCCTCGCAAGCGGCCCAGCCACCTCTGCTCCACCTGTTTGGGTTGTTCGGATCCTGGAAGTCCCCGGCAGGCAGCACGAAAGTGCCCATGTCGGCCGCGCAGAAGTCGCACTGACCAACCCAACCCGGGGGAGCTTGTACAGGGACCACCTCGTGATCACGAGGCTTTGAGCCCCCGTGGACGTACTGGCCGCCTTCTTCCTCGATGCCGACCAGGGTGAGGGCTTCTTGGCACGTTTCGCAGATCATGATCGGTGGCCTAGACAT